CGAAATCTCGCCGGTGTGCGAGATTCATGCCACTGACCGCAACGTCATCATGTTTGAGGAGGAGGACAACTGACATGGCAACACCACAATGGGAAGCAGTCAAAGAGGGCGAGCGCAGGTACGCCGAGATGCACCCTGTAACTCGCTACGATGAACTGATGGCGGCACACGCCTTCTCGATCTTCATGGGAAAGAAGACCAAAGAAGAAGCGCACATCGAGGTGATGGAGCGATTGACCGTGGAGGGCTTGGAGTGAGCGCCTACGACAACTGGAAGACAACCAATCCCGATGAGGAGGTCCCACGTTGCCCCCAGTGCGACGGTGGACTTGAAGGAGACAAGTATGAGGGACACTGCACCAATGATGAGTGCGACTACACCTATGAAGCAGATTACGAGTACCTGATGGAAATGAGGAACAATGACCACTGACAAGAAGAAGCGCATGCCGTACCTGACAAGGGACGAGAGTAAGAGCAACACGAAGTTCAAAGTAACCGATCACACTGGCATCTACCGTGCGTGGTCCTTTAGAGAGGCTCAGAGGGTCTTGTGGCAGTGCCACGAAGAGCGCCTGACCGTCGGCAACTACATCGCAATGTACTGCGAGGTATGACATGCTTGCTTACGAAGGACTACGCCACAGCACGGCAATGCTCGACTTCATCATCTTCTTGATTGCGGCATTCATTCTTGGATCGTTCTACTACGTATGGAAGAACGCTCCACGCACACGTCGCTTTTTGCACGAGCAGTTGCACGAAACCAAACCAAAGATCGAGGGCTGGCTCAATGACCCCGACTACTACAAGAAGAATCGCCCATGACATGCCACCTACTCACGGCAGTGATGGGAGTTGCCGTAATCGCCTACATCAGGTGGAGATGAGAGTGTGCTACCGTGACCGCTGGAGGTCTAACCATGGCTAAGAACAGTAAGACATATGAGTGCCCTGCCTGCGGCAACAAGATCACGGTCAACGTCAAACCTACGTACCCACCTACGTGCAGTAAGCACACTGGCGGCGGTAGATTGATGAAAGAGAAGCAGTAGCCATACTGCACCACGAGGAGGACAACATGCAGACATTCGTTCCAGAAGGACGCAACCTGACCAAGGGCTTTGAGGCGCTCGACTACCAGCGCCTTGGCAAGCAACGTGTCGAAGCGTGGCAGATACTGAACTGCCTACGTGGGGTCGACAACGACGGTGCACCCAAGGACCACAAGGGATGGGTCAACCACCCTGCCACCAAGATGTGGGAAGGCCACATCGCCGCCCTTGCACGCTACGGCATGCTGTGCTGTATGGAGTGGCGTCGTCGAGGTTACAACGACAGCCTGCTGGAGCGCTTCCGAGGAGTGCATGACCTGTTCACAATGTGGGGCGACGCTGACACCCTGCCTACGTACCTCGATGACATTGCCGACTCTCACAAGTCCAATCTCATCCGCAAACTGCCTGAGCACTACCAGCCGCTGTGGCCCAGCATCCCCAGTGACCTGCCGTACATCTGGCCGGTCTAGAAGTCACGCACCAACACGTTGAGATCGAGCGTCGCCTTGACGCTCTCTCCTCGTGCGTAGTTCGCCCCAAGTCCCTCGATGAGTACGTCCTTGTGCTCAGTGGTGTAACGGTGGTGGTAGTGGCCGTGGTACACCTGAGTCACTCCAGTCTCCAGCATGACGGCCTCGACGGCCTGTCTGTTGTGCTGTGAAGCCTTATCTAACTTGTAGCCGCACTCTCTAAGCCATCCTCTAACCGCTCCTGAGGGGGGCGCATCGTGTGAGATGAGCACGTTCGCACCCTGACCCTGCTCGATGGCACGGTGCACATCGGCAGTGGAGACCGACTCCTGAGGCCACCAGTTGATCCCCTGCTGTCGTCGAGACTTGTCAACGCTCACGGCACCGCCGAGGAACAGCACCTTGCTCTTGCCGATCCTGAGGGTGCTTCCACGAGGGCAATAGAACATGCGGTCATGGAAATGCTTGACCGGCTTCTTAGGGTGCTTGCCCTTACATATCTCTGAGCGGATGTAGTCGTGCTGATCGTGGTTCCCATCGATCCACATCCAGCGGCGTTTCTCGTCCACGTCTAACCATGCTCTAATCGAGGCTAAGGCGTTGGGATTGAAGTCATAGCCGAAGTCGCCCAACTGGATCACACACTGAGCGTTCTGCGTCTTTGCGAGCCTGTTCACGCTCGACACAAACTTAGAGTCACCGTGCGTGTCACCTACCAGAAGTACCTTCATTGCAAGCCTCCGATTACATCTAACATTGCCTTAGCACCAATCGAGATGTCTCTGGTCTGCACACGTTCCAGCAGTGCTTCCTGCATTTCCACCCGACGGCCAAGGTCGAGCAGCGAAGTAGTTGCCTTGATCCAGTCTTTGGGGCGCTTTGCTAACGGGAACAAACCATCCCAATCATCGTGTAACGAGCGGTAACTAGGAAGGTCCGAAGCAATGAACGGGATTCCCGCTGCCGAGTACTCCAGACCTTTGATCTCTGATTTAGCGTGGTTGAAGGGGATGTCACGTAACGGCACCAGACCAACGTCAAAGCACATCAAAGAGGGGTAGAACTCGACGTTGACACCATCTGTTCTGGTCACATCTTCTTCCGCCAAGCCGACCATCTCATGGAACGGCGGAGCATCTGGGCGAGCACCAGAATGGTGCATCTTGATCTGGCCTGAGCGGATGAAACGACCGTAAATGCCCTTCAACTGCTCTAAGTCCCCAGAGCGGTGAGCAGTCGACCCAGTCCATCCGAAGGTCGGGACACCAGCCGACTGCGCAACAGGGGTGAACCTACCCACGTCGATGTGGTTAGGCAGAAGCACTGTGGGCACTCCAAACCTTTCTTTCACCTTCTCAGCGATCCACGGGGTACTGCACCAGACGTGGTCTGATGCCTTTACATTTCTCGCATAGAACGCAGTGTTCTCTTTGTCGTTGAACTTTGGGTGGGTTGCCTTCCACGCCTCGTTTCTCGTGTCGAGGCCCCAGTACCAATCGTCGATCTCTTGTACGATTATCTGACCCTGTTTGCGAGCCTTTGCAATCGTCTTGGGGACACCTTCATGCATGATCCGCTGCATGATGAGCAGATCAGGGTGGACGTAGTTTCCCTCAGAATCTTCGATGGCAATCGAGTCATCTTTCTCCCACATGATGCCGACTACTACCTCGTGGCCTGCCGCCCTGAGGTGAGGGACATACTGACCTATGCGTGCCCATCCAGCACCGCCCCATTTCTCTTTCCCGTCAGCGGATCGGTCGGCTCGTAGGTTGTCGGCACTCGCAATGCCGATCTTCATTTCTTTCTGCCAAAGTATTGACCGCCCCAAACACCATCTTTCATCTTGTTACTGATGGCAAAGTTGAGGCAATCCTCTTTCACACTGCACGACTGGCAAATGGTTATGGCGTGATCTCTTTCCGAAGACGTAAAGAAGATGAAGTTTCCCTCTTTCTGGCAGGCGGCGTGCTCTCTCCACGTGGTGGGGGCGCTGGGGTCTGCGAGTGTGGGTAACGTCATCTCTACAGGTAAGTCGCTACTCATGTAGATATTCTACTCTTTCTCTTTCGCCGCTTCAACATGGGTCGAATACTTTCCCGTACGGCAGCAGCGTCGAGTGGCTGCTTGTCATCTAAAGGCATGTCTGCAACGTGCTGTAAGGGCATGTAAGTCTTGTTGAACTCGACACGGTTTAGACGACGATCTTTGGGCGACTGACCTCCCCATAGACCGTACTCCTCATCTTGACCAGCCTCACGGCACTGCTCTACTACGGGGCAGTTCTCGCACACAAACTTGCCCAAAGCGTAGTAATGGGACTCTGGTGCTGTCCGATCCTCTTTGAGTAGAGGTGGGTAGAACATCTCTTGGTGCAGACCACGGCACAGAGAGTCATCGGACCAGTGACGCATTATTTGAAACTGTTCTCCACACAGTCCCAACCGCAAGCGGCGTAACCTGCAAGGTCGACCCAGTTGTCACGCCGCTCAGGGGACCATGCAATACGGCTCAACTTCAGCATCGACATGAGTACAGCCACATCGTGGGGGAGAAGGTAACTGCGGCTCTCGTAGACAGATTTGAGGTAGATGTCCCACATCTTGGCCGTCTTGTTGAAGTCATCATTAGGGTCGCCGTATTCGTTGTTACGGTCGCCATTGATGAGGCTCTCTGCTTCCTGTAATACTTCTGCTCTAATGTCGCTCATAGGTTTGTAATCCTAATCGTCAATGATGTCTGCATTGAGGATGATGTCATCCACTTGTTCTTGGCTAATAGGCGCTGACAACTCGTTAGCCTTGTTAGCGGCCTTTTCACCGAAGATCCGTGACAGCACACCAGATGATCCCCGTGCCTCCATTTCGATGCGAACAAGGTCTCTGGTGTCTGATATTTCTTTGAACTCTTTCATCAGTTTGAAGAGGCGATCCATCTCGTTAGAAAGGTTAGGGTCCATGCCCTGACCCTCCAGTTCCTCTGCAAAGCGGGCGAACAGAACTCGGCTAGTTTGCATCTCCAACATGGCTGTTAGAACCGCTTGCAACTGATCTTTGGTCTTGATCTCTACGGGGATCTTGTAGGCACATTCTACATGTTCCTTGAACGCAGGGCAGCGGGAGGCCAGATAGCAACTATCGCAGTTACGTATCCCTGAGTCCTTGTGAACCACTGTATGCACTGCTAAGTCTTGATTCTCAACGACTTCATCACCATCTATGGTGTTCACCACCGGGCTGGATCGGACGATTTCGACCCCTAAACCCGGTAGTAACTCGCGCTCACTTTCGTGCCTACCCTGCACCCCCTCGTGAGCAATAGCAGGGGGGGTTGAAACCGGATTTGGGCTACTTACGTTTAGGGGGGGTGTAGTTACTATCTGCCCTGTTTCGGGGGTGTCGAACTCGGTCTCGTCATCGTCCCCAGAGGGGTGATAGGCCCCCATTCCGAAGGTCGCCTCCTCCCACGACATCCATGACTTTACAGCGAGTTTGGCAACTTCTGAAACGTCATCTTCCATGATCGCCTCAAAGTCGACGCCCAGTCTTAGAATGTCTGATCGGTGCTTTTTACGGGAAGATTCTTTCTTTTGAGCGGGATAACGGCGCAGTCCGTGGCCATCCCAAACCTGTGTTTCACCGTACCTAACAACGCTCGTCCAAGACGAAACGATGACCGTGTCCCAATCCAAAGTTTCGATGGTATCAATCTTGCTGGTAAGCCCATACAACTTGGCTCCCCATCGCTGCTGTAACTGCCTAATACGGGAGATAGTTTTGCTATTTATTGCTCTGTCGCTTACAGCGACTCTGCCGTACTTTTGGCAAAGATGTGCAAGCCTTTCTAAGTCTTTATCGTCGTTCCACAGCGGTACATACTTTTCACCAAGCCAGTCTCCGTTGTAGTCCGCCCGACCTATGACTACTTCGATTTCGTCGGCGTGCTCTCGGATGAACTCGTCAAACTCGGCCACATTCTCGTCACCGTCAGAGGTGTACACGAACACAGCAGCACCGCCTAGAAGTTCCCGTAGATCAACGCTCTTCGTCTTCGGAACGCTGTACTGCGTAAAGTTTAGAGCGATACTGGACACGTTATGGGAGGTTAGAATGTTCCTGTACGTGCCTTTCTCGCCACCAGACAGAACTACTCTCAATCGAACTCACCCCAGTTCTTCTCGGATCTAGCAAGAGCCTGTTGCTCTACTTCGGTAACTAGAGTATCCCATGAGCGCATCTGTTTAGGGGATGACCACTCTTGCCGGATGACAAATGGCTGGCACACCAATATCGATGGTAGACCCTCTTTCATGGTGTTAGAGACGGTTGCAGGGTCGGTGTCGAGGTACATTCCACGCGAACCAGAGGCTGCCATGATTCTTGCCACGATTTCGGCTTTTACCTTAGGTTCCGTTGTTCCAATGATCTCGTACATCACCGCTTTGATTTGATTCAGTTTCAACCAGTGCTCAAGCATCTCATTGGAGGGGGCGTCATCCACCACCACAGCCAATCTACCCACCTGAGACTCATGCAAAGATCGCCAAAGAAGAACGCCATCTCGGTCAGGTACTCTAGACCCGAACTCTTGAGCGGGTTGAGCCAGTACGTTGAAGTTGAATACGATCATTCCATAGGCTCCAAGAAGTGCCAAGATATGTAGCCGCACCACATCCACACAAGTGCTTTACCGAACCGCATACTGCCTAGTAGGCGTAGCATGCGAGTAATGGTGGGGACCTTTCGCCACAGTAAAGCGACGATCTCGTAAGCGCATCCAACTAGGAGGGCAAAGTTCAGTATCTTCTGCGTGCCCTCACGCACGGTTAGAGACCGGCTTTCTTACGTGCCGCATGCTCCACGTACGAGTTGTACGGGCAGAAGTCGCAGATGAAGTTCCACTGCTCTTTAGGAATGCCGGTAGTGCGACCAATAGCACGGTGCTCTGCTTTGTAATCAGCGCAACCAGAACCATAACCAATACCGTACGTGGGGCGATTATGCAGTTCGTAGCATTTCAGAGCGTCGTTCTTGTAGTTCTCTCTTTCCTCTTTCAGGAAAGATTCAAGACGATTGTCGTGGACAGCCTGTTCAAGGCGTGAAGAGTCGATCAAAGCCAGTTCATCGTCAGCGATGCTGAACAGGTTGGCTTTGTGACGGTCGATGGGACCACCGTGCTTGCGTACATGAAGATCGCAGGCATCCTGAAGGTGGTAGTCGTACTTCGCCTCGGGATCGTTCTCTGACGCATAGTCGGGCAGAGTGTCGACCGTCTTACAGGTATTACAGATAAGCAAACGTGCCATTTGGTGCTCCTAGGTAACTCGCTTTAGCGAGTTAGTTTAGTATCGAACTGGTGGCTGTGTCAAGCGGGCAGCGTGGTAGTTCTGAGCGGGGTTAGGGCCGCTTACAGTGTCATACAACGCTGCACTGACGGTGCTACGTACAGCACCGGCGTCCATATCGTCGTTCGGGAATCCACCACGATCAGGGCTGACCTTCTTGACCATGCCATCGGTGATGCCTTCACGTAGATCGGCGTTCATGTTTCGGGTTTCGTTTACTGCCATGGGTCACATCCTATCAATGTCTCCCCAGTCCATACCGGGGATTTGGCCTTGGTCTTCTGTCATTCTGGCGTTGAACTCTCCCATAGCGCTTCTACGGTTAGAGCCTTTTCTGCCTACTGGATTGTTACTCTCTCCAAAGTATGCGTTTCCAAACTCGTACGCATCTGCTGCTGCTTCTACATCTGCCTGTTCTGGGGCGTTCTGAGCGGAGTTAACCTCTCCCATGGGACGGAACCCGTACGAGCCACGTCCACCGAAACGACTCGGTACACGAGTTCCTTGTGAGCGACCAAACGGATCTGCTGGGGTAGGGCCCATTGCGAACCCCTCAGGAGGACCAAGACTTGGGTTAGGGCCAGCATCGGGATCGCCTGCGCCCAGTGCCTTATTTCCTGTACCGATGGCACGTTGTGCACGACGATCCATACCGGGAGTGCGAGCACGGCCAAGTTCACCAGCAGTTTCCCACGACTCAACGTCAATGATTTCTTGACCTAGAGCAGGGTAGGTAGTACCGATCTCGTCAACAATTTCCCCATCTACAGGAGGATTGTAAATGTCGGGAGATCCGCCACGGTACGGGACAGGAGAAGGTCCACCACCGGTCCCTATCTTGGGGCGATCAGGGCCGGGACCCAATTCAGGAGGGCCTTTTGGATCATCTTTAGGTGCCTCCTTCTCCCTGCCACCGAAATTAAGTAGTTTGATGAGGTTAGACGCTACCGTACCAGTCGTACCATACGTCTGGTCGTAGTATGGCCTAGGTGCGTAGAAGTTAGGGGCAACACCTGAAGTTAGACGAGAAGGACCTGCGTCTCCTCTAACGTCTGCTTCTTCGGGGGCCGCACCAACCGAACCGAGCGTTGTAATGCTAGGACGAGCAGTTGCACGAGTGCCTCTAATGCTCCCCATAGCGGCGTTAGCGCCGCCTAGCGACCTCGATTGGGTGGGGTCGACTGACGTGGCAGATGCTCTCTTAGCATTATCGTAACTACCAACCTCACCGGCTCGTGCCCACGCACGGGCTGCATTGATTGGGCTTTCGGTCATAGGCTTTACGCCGAAAGCAGTCGCTCCTCTGGGGGCTACAGGTGAGTTGGGATCATACCCTGTTCCGTACGCCATACGTTATCCCATCGGCTTAGTTACGTCGAGAACCTGAGCGGGTTCGCTGATAGTCATGTTGGCAAAGCGGCTACGACCACTTGCACGGCTATTGACCGTGTTAGAAGCAACGTCATCCATGCGGTAGCCCTGAGCGTAACTCTGTGCGGAGCGCATCGCTCGTCCACGGTTTCCTACGATGCCACCTAACTCCTGCCGTTCAAAGGCACGGTTAGGATCTTCCATACCCAGTTTTGATCCCAGTGCCCATTTTCTTTCTGCGTCTACGTCGTCAGTAGACAGGGATGACACGTAAGGTCCTTGTTCATTCACTGGAATCCACCTCCTGCCCACTTTTGAAACTGGCGATTAGACAGGTAGAACGGCAACTGTTGAGGCTCGCTAATGTTTGCTAAGTGCAAGTAAGAGGCGGCTGACCCGCCGCGAAGTCTCATAGCCCCACGTGCCTCGGTACCGATACCGTAGGGGGCACCGTACGATTCGGAGGCAAGGGTACGAGCAACTTCACGGTCGCTAATCTGGGTTGCGTCATATGGCTGCCGCATATCACCACATCCCTTCGCTCATAGCGTTTCTAGCGCTTCCTGACCATGCCTGATCAGACATTACACTAGGCATAACCGGCATGCCGCTCATCCACGACCTGTACGTCGGGTTGTAACGGTCGATGTTCATCACTTCCATGATGTTCCATTCGCCTTTGGCGTAACCTCGACGCTCTGGGAACGGGTTTTGAGGCGCAGCAACGGGGCGCATCTCCCGCAGTTCCTCGGGTGAGGCAGCGAGGGCGCTTTCGAGAGCAAGGTCTACAAGGTACTCACTACGGGATTGCCACGGCTTAGCCATGCTTTACTTCTCTTTCGGCTCCTTGGCCCAGTCATACACGCCGTGCTGCTTACCGCGAGTGAACCCGGTCTTCTCATGCTTGAAGCCACCCGGCTCCTTCTCGGCATCGTAAATAGCACCAGTCTGAGTCACGTTGGGGTCGTCAGACGGCTTTACAAAGTTGCCACCCTTTTTAGCGTGGATAGACGGCAACGGGAAAGATGCTTTCGACTGCTCCATCCCGTAACCCTTGTGCCTACGTAGAAAATTGTTAATAGGGGCACGGTCGATGCCCTCTGGGTTTGCGTCGTCGCTCATTTCTTATCCTCCTGCTCCATGAGGGGGCCAGACATGTTCCAGCCGGTTACTGTACGTCGTGATTTACCACCAAAGTTAGTAGCCTCATCAGTACGACCTGTGAAATTCACCAATTTACCGACAAACGCAGATGGGTCAGCACCGGGGCCGGTTAAAGTCCCCTCTTGTAGGTGGTATGAGCCACCATCCTCGCCGTAAGCGGTGTCTCCTTCGGTACGCGCCACCCTTACTGCGTTCTTTGTGATGTTAGCAGGATTCAATACGGATTTTCCACGTCGGGCCAAGTGCCCAACTCCAAACGTATCGACGTTGTGCTCCTCAACGCCGTACGTATTCATCACATTCTGGACGTTAGAATCACGTGCCTCACCGGCACCTTGGTTCATATGATCTGGTGAATGTGGCATACCTATTACCTCCAACTAGGTGTGAGACGTTTCAGCATTGAACGCCTCTGCATGTCGATCTGTTCTTGTTGGGTCCGCTCGATGCCGCGAGGAATACCACGAGGACCTGCCTTGCCATCATTAGTTAGTCTAATCGGTTCTGCACCGGGAGGAGCAAACTTCTCACCCTTTGCCTGTAATTCCAAGCCGGTCGTCAAGTTGAACTCCTCAGGCCACAAATAGTCACCGGGGTTGATGCGCTCACCCTTATGTACGCCTCGGCTGTATGAACGATGGTTCTGACGCTTGACGGAATTGAGCAACTTATCTTGACGGCGGTTGCTGGACATGGTGCCCAGATAACCGTCTGGGTGCTGCGTGTCTGGAGTCGCCCCAAAAGCCGCCAAACGACGATCCTTAGCGTCCCTAAACATGGGAGAGGGACCCAATACTGGCTGAGATTCACCTCCGGCAGGGTCGTACCCGCCTGCCCAGTTGCTGAACGTGTAACTGTTCATCGCCCGCTCATAACTTGGGCACCAGAAGTAAACGCCATCAAAGATCCGCCTTGACCACCGACAGTAGAAATAGGCCGGGTGTCAGTACGTGACATCTCAGCCTTCTTCTTGTCTTGCTCGGCTTTCATAGGAGGTTTGGGGCGATCTACTAGCATCAGTCCCACCAATCTGAGGATTTCCTAAACTTCTCAAACGAATCAGACTCCAATAAATCCCTGTATCGTGCAGGTATTTTGTCGTCTAGATCATCATCTTCAAGGTCTTGGAGAAGGTCTGGTTCATGCTCTTTGTGCATGCCAGTATGGTATCACAATCACTTACGGGCGATGGGTTTCCACGTCACGCTAGAGATTGTGTCACCTGTATCACCCTGAATGTCGTCAAAACCGATGACAAAGGCGAGGTCGATGCCTCGGGGGGCTACAAAACCACGGGCGATAGCGCACGCCTTGGAGGCTTGATTGACCGCAGATGCACCAATAGCACGCATCTTTGGGGACTCTCCAGCAACAATTGCTCTCGCTAGAATAGACCCTACGGACGATGGGTTACTGGACCCGGACACCTTGATAACATCGTCATTATCTGCCATGATGGACTCCTTGTGTTAGACAGTTGTGCTGACAACACTATACTAGTTGTAACCAGCCTCTTTGAGGAGGTTAGAAACGTCCTCTAGACGCATTACTGCGTACGTCTCTCCCACGGACTTCTCTCCAACTCCGGGTCGTTTGACTACCAAGATTGGTAGAGCGTTCCCCCCGACTTCCTCCTGCTGTGCCTGCGATACAGCATCATTGAGCCATCCTGAGAGGTTGAACTTCTTCTGATTCTTGCACTGGATGATTGCTTGACGGCGAGGGCTAGCAATACCGTTGATGTCACCGCTGTCATACTTACCAGACAAACTAGGCCGAAAAGCCTTCTTAAAACTGCGAGATCGTAGATACCTGACGATAAGCGTCTCAAACGATGTCCCCTTAGCCTTGTTCCTGTTACCCATCTACGTCTCCATACGCTGGTTCCCATGAGCCACCTTCCGAATACTCCCACTCATCTCCAGCAGGGTAGATGTTGTCGGGTCGCCCTTTGACGTACACCACCTTACTATCTCCAAGCATCAACTGGTGTTGCACCCCGTCGATAATCCATGGGTAGTGAACTTTGCCCCCTGTAAGGAACTCCTTACCGATCTCGGGGGCGCTACCGATTGCCATGGATGCGGTTAATTGGTAGGTGGGCTTTCAACGGGGTGTAAGGGAGGAACGCCCCGCAGGTACCACACCTGTAGTACCTGAATGATTTACCGTTCTCTCCTATCGAGAGATTGACGAAGCCGGGGGTACCTGACCCCTCGCAGACTACGTCCTTTGCATCATCATGTACGTTATCCATATGTACCCCTCCATCATGGTAATGAGGTCGTGAAGTTGGTTTTCGTCTAATTCCTTCCACGATCCTCCATCGTCCTTGTCGACACGAGGGAGCATCAGCGCAAGTTCGTGACGCTCTTCAGTGGTGAATCCTAACTGCTCTTTAAGAGCCATAGCCTTGCGGTAGCGCCGTGATCGAGTATCGTTAGAAATCACAGGTTCCTCCAGCGGCTAGGTGCGTGGTTGTTCTCTACGGAGAACTTATGAGAATCATTGTCGTAGCGACGGAAGATCCACTGACAGGGGTCGTTACCCTCTTCCCACTCTTCTTCTTCCTCTTCTGACATGGGGATACCGTCGTGGGTAGAGCAGACGAGGGGGCCAATCCAACCCCTCTGCTGTCCGTACTTTACCCATTCATCGTAATCAACGTGATACGTCATCATTTGCTACTCCAACATCTGCTCTTGTAGTTACAGAACTTACACATACTGCAACTTTTGTGTGTCGCCGTCACAGGCCGGTTTGGTTTTACGCCTGCCTTCATGCAGTCGAGAACGTCGTCGATGCCGACCAAGATGTCTGAAATGAGCGCTTCGTCGTACTTCAGATGGAACTCCTTCACGTCCTGCGAGGGCTTCCACTCGTAAATTACAACAGCATCCTCGATCCCGAGGCACATCATGTACAGGTTGACCTGACGAATGTGTGCCTTCAGAGGGCGTTTAATCTTCTTCCAAAGGTCATCTAAAGAGAGGTCACCTTTGTCGTACCCTTCGTACAACTTAGGGGCGTCCCAGCGAATAGTACCTAGTCCAACTGACTTGATCTCGATGACAGCCTTACCCTTGTCGTCTTCCCACACTCCGTCTGCGTGGCCGACAATCTGATAACGGTCACTGCTGAGAGGTACCTCCCTGTAACCAACGTCATCTGAAGAACAGAGGGGGCACATGCTGGGAGAACGGTCTTCCCACTTGTACTCACAGGTCTGGCACAACCAGTTGCCCCACAGGCCACCGGCACGCCACATCCACCTCTGCCACTTATCGTGGATGTTGTGACCTTCAGCAAAGATGTTCATGCGAGAAAGGCTGAACGACTGAGGATCACTCTCTTCCTCTCCTGTGATCTTGTACCAAGAAGATAGGGGGCACCAGTTCTCCTTCGCCATCTCACTGGAGTGGAAATGATCGGTGTCACGGTGCGAGTTGCGCTCTGCCTGTTCTAGAGCAAGAGCAGTCTCGATCTTGGGAAGAACACGCATAGTGCTACGAGCACTAAACTGCTCCTGATAGTTCTTCATGTACCACGGTTGGTCAGTCATTGAACTTGTCTCTCGTTTCCTGTAGGTGTCGGTATGCGGCATCGTAGTCGCCCCTGTCAAGGTCGGCTTCTATCTGATCTACCAACTCAAGCAGAGCACGTTTAGCAGCACTGGAGCGGTACGATGAGGTTGCACGCCCCTTGACGTACTGAGGAAGAACGTAGATAGAGGAACCGTTACGCTTATCCTTGAGGCGAGCGATCTCCTTGTTTTTGTGCATGACTGATAGCGCCCCGGAGGCCGTACCGTGGTGGGTACCCATACGGTCAGCGATGTCCTGCCATGTACACCCGTACTCACCAGCGTGGTGTAGGTATCTATTGATCTGGTATGAGCGCTCAGTCATGTCGCCCAACGTGTTGCTAGTCCTGATTATCGTCCTCACCAATCATCTCCAAAAAGTCGTCCTCGGCCAACACTACATACCTATGGCCTGCCAAGTCAATCTGCATGAGAGGGATTCGCCCCTCTAACCGTGCCCTCTTTACTAGGTCACGTAGGTCGACGGCCTTCAGGCTGTACGACTTAGCCTTAGGGTCCATCTTCAACTTATTCTCGATCATAAAGTCCTCGGTGCGAACATCGGCCTTCCTAACCCAGCCTGCACCTGACATGGCGTTACGGCTACCCTTGTAGGACTTAGCCGTGCGCTCTTCTTGCTGTTTGGACTTTTTACCAGAGTCACTCATTGTCGATGAGTATCTCGGTTATCTCACGGATCGCCTCAGCCTGCGTGTCGAGAATCTCACGAAACTCCTCAAACATCTTCTTGATCTCTGCTACCTCGGCCTTGATCTCTTTGACCTGCTCCAGAGTCTTCTGCGAGGAAGGGGTGTCGGTGTATTTGTCGGGATCGAACAGACGACCCTGAACAGGGGCAGGCCGTACACCTGAGCGGTCCGACATGGCTCCCTTCATATCCCTGAATGGGTTGTGCTCACTGTCAGCCCAGTCCCTGTTACGTGTATATGTGTCACTCATCTTCTGCTCCAAATACTGCTTTCACTGCGGCCTGACGGATACGTTCCTGCAAGCCTAAGTCCTGACGAACCATATCGTACAGTTCATCCTTCTTGCTGGCAATCCTCTCGCCCTCAAACTTGTAGCGTCCTTCAAACAACTCCAGAGCGAGGGCGACGTTTACGATGTCTTTAACCACGTCAAAGTCCCCCATACGGAACCCAACCGTGTCTGCAAAGTAGAAGTCAGTTACAGCAATCTGCTGAGGGCGGTAGGTCTTGTTCTTGATGACACGCATCTTGATCGACTGGCCAACACGACTGTCCAACTTGGACCCTTCGCTGAGCCATTCGTCACGGCGCACTTCGACCCGAGTGAAGTAGAAGTAGTTCTTAGCCTTACCTCCGGGCGTCGTACGAGGGTCACCGTACATGACTCCGATCTTGTCACGCCACTGGTTGATGGCAATCAGCGTTACGTCACGCTCACCCTCATGGCGGCGCTGTGCCTTTGCGCACTTGCGGAAGAACTTACCCAGCAACAAAGCCCCTACGCCGACCGTTGCCTCGTCCATGTTCTTCTCGACCTCACGATCAGGTACGAGTGCAGGAATCGAGTCAATGATGACGCAGTCGACAGCACGGTTCTCGACAGCGGTGAGGATGAACTCAAGAGTAGATTCCATCTCGTTGCTCTCTACGACCCAAAGCCGGTCTAAGTCCACGCCAAAGGATGCGGCGTACTCAGGTACGTACTCTTCGGCTGCAATCCACAGAGCCTTCCACTCTGGATCACGAGCCTGATTGGTAGCAATGGTCTTATACGCAATGGCCGTCTTACCCGACGACTCTTCTCCAATGATCTCATTCCACTGGTTAGCGGCCCAACCGCCACCCAGAGCGAGATCGTAAGCGAGGATACCTGTGGGGGTATGTACCGTCTCCTGACGTGCATCACTACCCTTTACCAGTACGTGTTCCCCATACTTCTTCTGGATTTCTGCTGCTAGTTCTTCGATGCTTTTGTGCTCCACTTATTCCCCTTAGTTGTTATGTTCGATCTAAGCCCAACTGGACTCCAGCCCTTGTGAGTAGGCTCCGTTGTACCCACACTCAAAGCAGTGGGGGCGAGGAGTCTGCCCGTTGACACGGGCGGCACCTGCTCCCATACCGGAGTACGCAGTATAGCCGGTAGCGCTACCGCAGGCAGGGCATGCCATATTACCTTCAGTACGGTGAGCCTCACCACCACGCCACAACCGCATAGCCTCACTCATACTGATCTCAGCGTTAGCGGCACGATTAGGGTCCAGAACCTGCTGGCGTTCTCCTTGGTTCAGAGGCACGCCCTCCATAGTCGGCTGTGGTGCAGGTGCTTGCGGTTGCTGTTGTACAGGCTGTACCTGTTGTGGTTGCTGAACCGGCTGAGGCTGTGCTGGGGCGACTGTAATACCGTGCCGTGCAGGTTGTGTCTGCCCTAACTTGTTAGCCCACCACGAGGCGTTATTTGTCATCACTGTCCTCCTCCGAGTTCCAGATTTCTTCTAACTTATTCAAAAAGTCTAACTGAGTAAAGTCGAAGTCTGTGGCTGAAGAAAGCATGATGTCTGGAATATCTGGCTTGTCAACCAACTCTATGACACCAGCATCCATCAGCAACCCAATAAGTGCGACACCGTAGGAAGTCAACTTATCTAAATGCTCAACGCCTGTATTAGCGTCAAACTTCCTGTCCGGGTCCATGTACTGGTTCATCCACCACGCACAGTTAGCGATAATTTCTCCTGCTTTGCCTTGTTGCAAAGACAGCCACAGAGCCAGCACATCACGCATCTCCGCTTCCATGATGTCATCGGCTGGAGTCATAAACCCAGCCTCGTCATTAGCGATGTCGTGCCCGCCGAAGGGTGATAGTCGCAAGTAAAAGTTACGCTGGCTCAGCCTGCGGGCTTCTTCATCGTGCATAATCATCCCTTCGCCTCCGCCCAAGACTGAGCAAAGTGTGCTTCGACTTCCAAACTAACTCCCATAATCACCTTACCATTTCCCATGGCTCTCTCGATGGTTGACGCCCACTCAACTACCTCATCAGTGGGTACTGAGACGACTAACTCGTCATGCACCTGCACCAGCATCCTGCATTTAGGGTAAGGCAACGCCGAACTAACTGTGAGCATCGCATCCTTACATATCTCAGAAGCAGTCCCCTGAACTATAGCGTTAATAGCCTGACGTTCCGACCTCGACTTCTCTGCAAAATCATCTGATGAGAGGCCCGGAACTCTCCGTCTACGACCGTACATAGTCTCAACGTACCCTTGCTTACGGGCCTTCATTAGGACATTGGCCTTCCACGAGGTCAAACCTTTGTACCCTGCGTTGTAGTTATCTACGACAACACGAGCCTCATCAAGAGATAACTGACCACCAGTAGCATCGACAAGACGCTTAGGACCGCCGCCGTAGCCCATGAGGAAGTTCGGAACTTTTCCATAGATCGTCCTCTCTTCCCCTGTCACTTCTTCGGGGGGCTTCCCTAAGATGACGCTAGCAGTACCGGCGTGTACGTCGATGTTGTTCTCAAAGATGTTCATCAACTCAGGGTCCTGCGAGTACATAGCCATGATGCGCATCTCGATCTGAGAGTAGTCAGCCACTACAAGACTGTTCCCCGGCTCTGCCACAAACAATCCACGAACCCTACCGTCTCTAGGAATGTTCTGAAGATTGGGGTCACTAGCGGATAGGCGTCCTGTAGCAGTCCTATGCAAGTGGAACTGGGGATGGAGGCGACCACTGTGAAGCAGTGGGATCAGCCCATCAACATACGTCGACTTCATCTTCTTCAACTCGGCGTACTCCATCAGCATGTCAATGACGGGGTGCTTGCCCTGCAATGACTTCAAAGAGTCGTCATCTACACTTGGATTACCTTTGGCTGTCACCTTTTTCGGCTTCAGACCAAGACCGCCCTCACGCTTCTTACCGAACAAGAACTTGGCCTTGTGAGCGTTACTGTCAGGATTGAAACCGACGGGGGCGTACTGGGAGATGTCCAATAACTTCGTGTTGAGGTCGAGGTCGAGTTCCTTGCGGAGATTCTTCATAGCACGCTGGTTGACGGCGATACCGTTCATCTCCATCTGTGCAAGGACACTAAGGACATCTAAGTCAAGGTAAAGAGCCTTAGACAGAGACGGCACCGACATGATCGACTTATACAAACGCCGGTAAAGCATCCAAGCCCAACGGGCGTCATAGTGAACGTAGCGGCACGCCTTGCTGAAAGGCTCTGTCGTGATGGTTTTACCGATCTTGCCGTCCCTGTGATAGGGATCAAAGCCGTACACACGATCAATGATGTTCTTCAGACTGTACGATGGCAGGTTCTCGTCCACGATATGCATGAGGATCATGGTGTCGATATACCTACCTTTAGGTAGTTCGCCACCGTAGTACTTAGCCACTGACTTCACATCGAACTTGATGTTCTGATTGACCTTAACGATCCCCTCATCCATGAACAGCGGTTCTAAAGCAGTAAAGACCTGCTCTTGTGTTAACTGCTCCGGGGGATCTGTGAACGTAGCAGGAATGAAGTACTTTGCACGAGCCATCGACTCCTTACCAGAAGCAAGTACAGCCCTGTAGCCTTCAGGGGGGATGGTACTGCCATCGCCCCTGTCTTCCGGTACGAGTATTTCACCGTTGGGGTGACCCATAGGGATAGCCCAAGAGTGGTTACGAGTGGCGATACCTATCCAAAAGACCTCGTTACGCAAGGTGTCAATGGCTACGTTTCCACGCCACTTGTCTTCGATGGCCTGACGTGAGCGCTCACGCACTGATGGGTGAGTGGCCTTCAAGGTGGCCTCTTTAGCGATCCACTCTTGCTCTACGAGGTCCATCACATCAGCATGACGCTCAATGTTGCCACGTGTTTCTACGTCAAACGAGAAGGCTCCCTCCTCCTTGACGATATCGACAATGGTCGATAACTCCGATATAGACAACACAGCGGGGGCACTCGGCCCCCGCTGGTCGCCTGCACTGTTGAGGTTCACGTCAGTCGTCGTAATCCATGTCCTCTGCCGCAATGGTGACGAGAGTCTTGCGGTTCGGAATGGGGACGATGCTGTCGTCGTAAGACTCCGACTTCAGCGACTCAATGCGCTCCTCAGTGAGCGGTTCGATGTTCCACTCCTCCTCCAGATCACGGTCACGAATCATCTGGTGATTGGTCTGTGACGTGGGACCCTTGCCACTGCGGCTGATCGCCCAGTAGTGCTTGGGGAGTGGACCCTGACGTGGGTCCTGATGGAAGTTCTTCAAAGAATCGATCACACGGGGACCGACTTCGTAGGAACGGATAACTGTCTCTCCGTCCTCGCTCATAAGAGCCACATTGAAGGCAAAGCGAGCGGAGGGGCGGTGTCCTGCGTCACACAGAGGGCAACCCTGAGGGTGCATGTCGCTGATGCAGGTGAAGGACTTCTGACCCTGACGCTCCACCCAGTGCATGCGGAAGGAGGTGTACGGCTCGTCTTCAAGGAACTTGACCACTACCGGCTTGTCCTCGATCTTCAAGCGCTGTGCGTACGGGCTGTCAGCCTGCTTGGTGCTGTCGACATTGCCCCAGCCACGACGGATCACACGTCGTGCCTTTCCACGGTCGATGTCGCTGTCGCTGTCTTCGACCGCTACGGTCGAATCATTGGTGTCTTCGTCGAAGATTCCCATGTTTGTCTCTTTTCTTGTCGTTGTCTCTGAGTTTGTCAGTTGCGTGGATAATTGTTGGCTATCTCAGCCTTGAAGCCCTCCCAATCAGAGTTGTGAGGATCATCAATACTGAAACCTACCATTGACTCTACGAGAAACACAACCTGTGCCTCTGAATAAAGTCTCCGACCCTTGGCCTGCTTACCGGGGACTTGCTCCCCTTTAGGCGTTGGAGTGCGGAATGCGGCTGGAGGTAACCAGCCTTTACGCTCCCATTCCCTAATGGTCACAGGAGCGCGACCTATAGCCTTGGCGAGTGACCCGATGGTGTAGAACTTACGGGTAACTCCCTTGACAATATACTCTTGGTACGGAATCCCTGTCAACCACTCGTGCGTGATTGGTGAAGAATCCCGGTTCTTGGGCGCAGTCTTACCCGGATAATCCGTATCAGTATCCTCTTCTTTTAGAGAATTAAAGAGGTCTAAAGGGTCTCTAGGCATTAATTACGCTCCTAAACGAGTACTACTTGCCCAAATACCGAGCAACTTTGCGCTTTACAGCGCCTTTGCTGTACCCGTAAAAATACATAACGATATAACTAGTGCGTACCATTGCCTCCCAGCGGAACATGCCGACACGAGTGACGCTCAAGATGTCGTACTCAGTAGTCATACTGTTCCTCCTCTACTGGCTTCATAAACGCAAACGTGATCTTGGGGGGATCGTGAAGGTTCTGAAACTCTTCTTCCAGACCATCTGTGTCACGGTTCTCAAAAATATAGCCCACCAAAGCATCTTCGTCAAGGACCTCCACAGTACGTGAGACTTTGTCCCAGATCCCCTGTTCCTTAGCCCACTGCTCTGCACGGTCCTTATTCAAGGAAGGGCGGCTCTCACGACGCTGACGGCGTAGCATGAACCTACCTGCGGGCAGATACTGGTTGCCCCGCTCGTCGGTCTCACCACTGCTCTCGATGTACTCGGTCAGGTGCTTCTTCAGTTCGTCAAGCATCTTCTGCAAAGCCTGAGAATGCTCGTTGTGCCGCACGTACTCTTCTGCCATGCGTTCGATCTCGTCCATGTGTCCTCCTGTCATACGCTTGATTCTCGCAGAAACCCACTGAGCGTGTCAAGCGTCAGTGTCATTCCTCCATCGTTGTCATGGTGCTTGCCATCAATGAACGCCTCATTGACTGAGCGCTTCATCTGAAGCATCTCGTACTGACGCTCTTCGATACTGCCCTGCATAACGAAGGTGGCGATTGTAACGTGAGGAAACTCCGACGACAACCTAATGATACGAGCCTCTCTCTGTTCCAACTTGCCACTACTCCATGGCAAGTCGTACGAGATCAAATAGTTAGCCATGGGAAGGTCAACCCCGTAGCCTCCTGCATCGGACGACAGAAATAGACGGCACTTAGGGTCCTCGGCAAACCTCTGCTTGCTGGCGTCTCGTGCCGCTGCGTCCATGCCACCCATGAACAGCACGCTATCCGCTAGGTGGCTAGTGGCCTGCTGGATCATGCGCAGGTTGTCCTTGAAGAAAGAAAATAAAACGACCTTGTTGTTCTCGTCCTGAGATAGAACGTCTTCTATGTACTCCAAGCATGCTTCTAACTTGGGGGACTTGTTAGCAGACTCCATCCACCCCATGGCCATGATCTCGGAGGCGTACTGGCTACCAGTAGCGACATCAGCGTTGCTGTAATTGTCTGCCGACTTGCGCACCAGTTCAGGGTTGTCGCACAGCATTCTAAGCACCGTTAAACGAGCCATGATCTGGCCCTGCGCCTCACTACCATCTCCACCGTTGTAATGCGCCCACAAGTTGAAACCACTGTTACCTTGTGTTGTCTCGCTGATCTTTCTGAGTAGATCGTTGGAGATGCTTCGGTATACCTTTGCTCCACCTACGTCAAATGGCACAGGTATGACTTGGTGAATGATATCCGGTAATTGATCCTTGATGTCGTCACGAGTTTTACGAATCATGCACTCCTGCATCGACTTGTGCATCTTGTCCAGATTTCGGTAACGCAGAGGTCTGCCCCAGTTATCCCTTACAATGAAGGTGCGGTCAAACAACTGGAAGTCGCCTAGAACTTGCTTGTCTACGAACTCCATAATACTAAACAGTTCTTCGGGGCGATTCTCGATGGGCTGTCCAGTGAGCGCAAATCGGTAGGGGACGGTTTTACCTATACGTTTAACCAACTTAGAACGCTTTGCAGAACGGTTCTTGATCATCGTACTCTCGTCTACAACGATCGCTTGAATGATCCCCAAATCCTTGAGGTCGTTAGCAAGGGTCTCAGCATTGACAATGACATACCTACTATTGATTGACATTCTCCACTGCATTTGCCGCTTGTTCTTTGGACCGTCGATAACCGTCGACTTGGCGTCAGTAAACTTAGCGATCTCTCTAGCCCATTGGTATTTCAGAGAAGCGGGGACGATAACCAGACACCGGTCGATCTCTCCCTCTGCATGTAACTCTTCTACTGCCCCTAGAGTCGTGGGCGTCTTCCCCGCGCCCATGACCATGCCTAGCAGCATCTGCCCTCGGTCGACCATGCGGTCTACAGCCTCTTGCTGATATGGCCATAGTTGACCCTTAAACATGGATCACCGACGTATTGAGAATGCCCTTGATGATCTGTACATCGGACATGTCGCCAAGGTCCTTCACATCGTCTAAGTACTTCCAGTAGCGAACACCGTGACGGAGGGAGGGGAGGCTCTTGGCTACTCTCGTTGTCTCCATCTTGCCCGCCTTATCGTTGTCCAGAGCAATGACCAGTGAATCAAATCTATCACATAGAAGTGATATTTGGTTGGAGGACACGTTGGCACCAAACGACGCTACTGCCGAAACCTCAGAACCACCGTACACTGAGTGGAAGCGCACTACGTCTAAGGGAGACTCCAACAACAGGCCAGTGTCGCCGTGAGCACGCTCGATACCGAACAAGGTGTCTCCCTTATGCACACCCTCTGGGTAGTTACGTACCCACCCTTCTTTCTTTAGTTGCCACCCCCACAACTGGCCTATGGGGGACACGATAGGGATAACTGTGGACTTAGTATCCTTATCCCACCTAATGCCGTAACGATGCGCTACGTCGATATCAATGTGACGTATTTCACACAGTCTTGCTGGGTAAAGTTCAAAAGACGTGTACCGATTCCAGTCTAAAGGCGTGTAAGCCTCTGAAACGTCTTCCTCAACTGTAGTTAGGCGCTTGAGACCAGACTCAATGAGATGAGTTTGGATGCCCCAAAGAGCGGAAGGGTCGTCAGTAAGTTGGCTTATCAGATGCGATAAGTTACCTCTAGCACCGCAAGAGAAGCAGTACCAAAGACCGGTGTCGACATTGAGATACCAAGAGTAACGAGTGCTGTCACGGCCCTTGGTTAGGTGATGAACAGGGCAACGAGCGTTGATCTCATCGCTCTGTATCTTACGTACGTCAACACCTAGTTCGGTGAGGACCTCTACAAGATCAGTGCTCCTGTCCATACTCTTCCAGTATGTGACGGAGGGCGTTAGTTACGTAGTCAGAGATAGCGTGCTTCTTCAGATGCTCCGCTGCTGGACCTTCGATAACGCACAACTCGTTGCCATCCTTGTCGTGGATGACGATGCTCTCGTCTTGAGCCTCTGCCAGTTCTTCACGTAACTTACGAATATGCTGGGCGGCTTCTCTTAATAGGGAAATCTCTGGAGTGCTCATCGATGCGTACTCCAAGCGCTCCACTATGTCCATGTCAGTCGAATGATGGGTCAACTTCATCAACCTCCGATACCTCTTCAAACTCCATTGTCTGCCAGTCCCACTTAACGTGGACCTCTGCGTGGGGTGCCGTACGAGCCTCTACCACACGAATGATGGCCTGATCGTCAAGGTCAGGATTGCGTTCTACACCAAGAACCAAGTCAGCGTCCTGCACAAAAGACGACGTGTAGCCGATGGAGTCAGCAGTGATGGCTCTTGTGCGCTTGTTGTTCAACTTCCACGACAACACCTGAGATGTGCCGACGATGGGGATGTCAAACCGCTGAGCGAGACGCTTGACTCCACGAGTGATGTTAGTCAGAGCCTGCGGTGTACCTTTTGGTTCTCCGTTCTCGTCGTCCATGAGGTACATACCGTCGATGAACACAGCATCAGGCTGGTACTCCTGAATCTTGCCAGCGATAGCACTGATGGTGGTGAGACTGCTGGAGTCTTCTGACATCATAAAAGGTTGCATGTTCTTCATCATCCGCATCGACTTCTCTAATCGCATGAACTCTGCTTCGGACATCTGCCCGCTGAGGATGCGTTCGTAGGGAATCTTTGCAATCAGAGAGTAGAACCTAGAACGCTGTTCAGCCACAGACATCTCAAACGAGATGAACAGCGGAACCAAGCCATGACGGTGACAGGCATTAGCCATGATCAGTTCAAAGAGTGATTTACCACGCTTAGGCTCTCCTACCATGACAATGAACTGCTGGGGGCGCAATCCGTAGGTCACCCGGTCAAGCCCGGTGAACCCGGTCGGGATGCCACGTAAAGCATTGGGGTTATCCTTCATCTCTCGATACATCTGCAACTGCTCTTCCCAACCCTCAACGATATTGAAGTCACGCAGTCGGGCAGTTTCCGTGCTAGCGGCCTGCAACCCTGAGGACAGGATCGACATAGCGTTGCTCACATCGTTCTTGTCAAGGGGACCCATAGCAGCGCTAACGGCCTCAATGACAGTACGAGAGCGGTATGCGTTCAGTAGTTCTTCAAAAAGACCACTAAACGACTCCGTAGCGGTGTCGACAATCTCCACATCGCCATACGCCGTGTGGAACGCACGCTCTGTCGGGACAGCGCCGTGATTACTGTTGTACTCCAGAACCCACTGGTAGATTGACTCCCACTCACCAGCGAAGTAGACAGGCTTGATGCCTGATTTGCTCGCCTCTGTGAGTGACTGGTCCTCGATGATCTTGCTGATTACTAAGTGTTCGATTGATGCCATTAGATTCCAAATGTCCCGTCTGAGCGCACTACTGTCGCCCTAAACCCTAACCACGCCGCGTCGTCCTCGTACGGAGTAAACAGCGTGTGCACGTCCCTGTTGTACTTAAAGTCGTCACGCAGAGTATCAAAGTCAGGGTAGTGATACACGCTCACGCTGATACCTTTTCTAGCGAGCCAATGCTCCACCTGCTCAACAAGGTCCTCGTCCAAGTAGGTGTACACCTCCACGCCGAGTTCTAACTGGTTGACCATATGGTGCACGGACTTGAGAGGCATCTCGTTTACCTTCCACTTCCGCACCTCGTTCTTGATGACCTCTTCGTACGTCATCTCTCTACTGTTGATACGCCGAAGGAACAGGTTGCGCCTCTGCGGCTGGTCTTCCTGCCGTGTCATCAACAAGTCTTCAAACCAACAAGCAATATGCTTATGCACGGTAGGGGCGATGTCACCGTTTTCCACGGAGAACCTCAAACTCAAAGTCTGCGAGCGGATTAGCCAACCTAGGTCCATAGCGGTGCTTGATGTCCTGTAACGAAAGTCGTGACGTGATAATCGTCGCCTTCTGCTTGTCGAACCGCTTACGGATAAGGCTCCCCAACTCGTGACTAGCGAACTCCGTCAGACGCTCTTCTCCAAGACCGTCGATGACAACGACATCAAACACTCCTTTGACGTACTTCACGACATGGGGGCTAGAGTACATCTCAGGCAAAACACCCTCGTTGTCGAACGAGTCCTTGATCATCTCGATGTAGTCGTCAGCCTCGACCCAACGTCCTGAGACTTTGTGCTTCTGTATGATGGACGTAAGCGTCTTGGCGGCGATGAGTGACTTGCCTGACCCTGATGCGCCCTGTATGAACAGGTTGCCGTCGCCCTTTAAGGCCACACTCTCCCAGTCCTCCATGTTCTCACGAATTCGCTTAGGTATGTGCAGATGGAACAGCCGCTCATCTACTGGGCGGTTTCTCCACCAGTTCTCGCTCTTCCACTCGGTTGGTGTACTAAAGTTCAACTGCTCTCCTTGCTTCTCCTCATGGGAATCCTCATCACTGCATCTTTTACGGAACCATGCTTAAGCCGTACGCTCTTCGGTGAACGTCCTCGTGAAGCCAGTTCCTTAGGAAGAGTGATGATACACAGAACATCCTGCCATTGTCCAGCATTCCCGGAATCATCTGTGAGGTTCCAGAGAATCAGACTCTCTAAACTGGCCAAACGGTGTGAGAGATGAGGCTCGGGATCGTCGATGCGAATAATGTCAGCGACTACTTCTGGGTAGCGGAGCAACGACTCAACACACTCCTGCATGATGGCTTTGCGTACCTCACGTGGATCAGTGAAAGGACCACTGTTCGGCATCCCATCCAACAACCACTGTAAAACAGGGTCGTTGTTGGTGATGTCGATATCTTCCATCAATTCCTTCTGCACATCATCTTTGCAGAAGAGTGCGGATGCAAACTCATGCTGACCCGCTGGTGACTGGTAGAACCTGTCGATGATCTCCTTGATCGAGGCACTGTCAAACCCCTGCTTCAGTTTACGTGAGAAGAAGATGTTCAACCGTGACTTGTCCTCTTCGTTGCACCGCTGACTCATACGAGTGTTGCGGTGGTATGCAAAATAGTTGGTCAACTCCCGTACCGGCCTACTGACGAATACTCCCTGTGATGTCCTCACGTCTTCCCATCCTCTGTCTTCTGCTTCTGGATCAGCACCAAATACTGGCATACAACCTCCCTATTACGCAAGCGGCCCCCACACCTTACTGGAGGTGGGGGGCCACTCGCTACCACGTACAGCCGTCTGAGGAGGACTTCTACTAAAAGTAGCAACACTGTACGTTGGTACTATACCACCACGTTCACCTGAGGCAACGTAGAGGTAAGGATTATTAACGATTCAGCGCCTTAAGCATCCACAGCCGTGCCTGACCAAGGGCAAGGTGTGCCATGTCGGCCTCAAACCCAGTCTGTCTCTGGTTCAAGAAATCCTTGGTCAAATCGATGAGTTCCTCATCCCAATCAGACGCTGTGCTCTCCGGCTTGGTGGTCGGGAATGATACGTTATCGACCTTTACGACGGGTGCTGGTTCCTCTGTTACCGACTCCGGGGGGCTGGGGACCTCTGTCTCCAAACGTGCGGCAATCTCTTCGATGATGCCTGACTTTGTCTTGGACTCACAACCCATATCCTGCCCGTATTGCTTGACTGCGACTGCGGTCATAACTTGCAACTCATCGATGCTCAGCAGTTTGGGAGCCTTTGACTTGCGTGGTTCAGGCTCAGGAGTGGGGGGCGATGCAGGGGGTGCTGTGTCGTCGCCCGGAATAATAGGGCACAGACCATTACTCAACTCCATGACGTTGTACGACTCAGAGTGGTCAAACACACCATGAATCTCGTCGGGCTTGTCATCGTTCCACAAGAACAAGACCACTCCATCGTCAGAGACACTGTCAAGCGCAGACGCAAAAGGCTGGCGGGTCTTCACCACACTCACGTTGTCCCACGAGCGCAAAGCCTGCGGGATGTTCTGCCCATCCTCGTGATACACAGTCGTGGGAGTCTCGCTGTCCTTTACGAAAGCGTAGACAGACTCGATAGCGGAGCCTTCTTCTGGGGCACCAGTCCATACCAGCGACAAGGTGTCGCCGTCCTCGACAGCCTCTGCCAAGCCATCCATAATTACCTTACTGGGGGCAGTGCCCGTACCGATTACTGCGTGTGTTGCCATTGTGGTCCTCCTACTAGGTCAGCGGTAGCCGATCCTAGCGGCTACCACTCAGGGTGTCAAGTACGCATCGATTGCGGACTGACCCGGAATCGCATCGTACGCGGTGACGTTTGGTTCACCTGTGCCGTCACGATAGCGGTAATCTTCAGCAATCGGCAGAAATGAGAAGAAAAGTTCCTTCAGAATCCCACGAGTCCTACGGAACTGCTCCGTATAGATAGAGATACTCTGGTAGGCGTTGCCGTTGTTCTCGCCCTCTGCCGACCACCGGTAATCAGAGATGCTGCTGAGATCATCGATCAACCAGCCACCAATAGACGTGTTCCCGTCAAAGTACTTACCGATAAAGTTGCGCTCTGCGAGGACGTTACGCATGCGGTACTGTGCGGTCGACGAGATATCTACCAGCAACTCTACGAAGACGATGGTCCAGTCATCCGCTACCACGTTGTCGATAGCAGGCACTTGGTACGCAGGAAAGTTGTCTGCGCGTGTCTGGACACTAGACCAGCCTACAACATTACCGTCAACATCTACTAACCGCGCCCACACCGCAGCGGACGTTCCGATAGTGTCGTGAACAGATATACCCACGTTGTCTCCTAGTTTTACTGGAATGGGGTCGGTCATATGAACCAGTAGCCTGTTCACGCCGTCAGCAAGCGTGCCTTGAGTAAAATTAGGATCTGCCGTATTAGCCATGGTGTACGGCGTGTAAGAATCATAGGTAGTAGCGGTCACGTCTACAGGATTTACACCAAACTCCACCTCATCTGCATCCATAGCAGTTCCTGAGGGGGCACCGTAAGCAACGATAAGGTCCCCTACCGCTACTGGGAATCCATTAAAACTACCCGCAGAAGCGGATGCCGTCCAATACATACCTGTTAGGTAAGAGTCCGATGTAGTCGGTGTAGGGTAAGTAGCGGAGGCCCCTCCAACGTAGGTAGAGGGGTCATAAGACCCCTGCAAGTTAGATGTTCGTATTGCGTAATCTTCTACCTCATGTGCCGGTCGATGGTCGAACCCACCAGTTAAGTCGAGGGGATCAGTGATGTAGTTGACGCGCTGCGAGTAGAATTTAAGAGACAAGTTGTCCTCATCAAACTCAACATCAGAGCCAGAGATAGCCCTCCCAGTGGTGACCAAAGAATCCAAAGTACCTTTAGTGCGCCTTAGAACCCCGATCTCATCAAGTAGGGAGCGCAGACGCGATGCTCCCAGATCAGACGTGCGCAAAGGTACACCTACCTGCTCAGCGATGGCATCGAGTGTCTCAGTCTCTGCCAATGCGGGATCACGACTGACCATTAAGTAGTCGATCAACGTGCGCACCTTGTCCATGTCATAACCTGCTACTGACAGGAATCTAAACAGGGGACCAATACGTCCATTCATTGGAATGGTCCCATAGTCACGCAGAGCGGCCTGAGATTCTGGGTTCAGGTATGTGGCCTGCGCTTCATCTAGATCACGGTAGTAAGCAGGGATTCTGCTGTACAAAAACAGTGTTGACCCGTGGTCTTTGGGAACGAGAACACTTAAGGAAGCCAGCCTTTCGTAGTAGTCGTCCCCTGCGGTCGATGAGTAGTGGGCAAACAAAGAATAGTAAGCCCAGTTACCGGGTACCGGTGGGCGGTCTTTAGACAGGTGGTTGTACTCGTGGAAGTACTCGAAATCGGTACTCGTTCGCAGAATCTCTGAGCCAGATGACACCGTCTGCGGCTCACCTACGTCTGAGTACATCAAGACAATCTCAGTGACAGCCGTCGATCCCGATATCTCAGAGTAAGTAATACCCCAGTCAATCTGGACAGCGCCGTAACCTACGGGAACTGCCTGAAAGAAGTTGTCAGGGAATTCGCCGGGAGGTAGTTGGTAACCGTCTGCACGAAGAATGCCATCGGCGTCTGTTCGTAGACCGAATTCAGCGTCGTCGTACCTTACGTACGAACCTTGGTCTGCTACGTCTCGGCGTAGGCTAAACGATACTCTAGCCATGGTTTACACGCTTGTGATGCCGCCAAGAACAGTCACTGTAATAGTGCCTTTCTTAGGCAGTACGTACTGGCCTACTGTAATCGTATCCTCCACTGTTTGTGAACTGTCATTAGTCTCGTCAAACACACTCAGAACAGCGTAGTCGATCCCATCGATACCCATAACCGTCCTATAAATCTGGGATGAGGAAAGGGTCTGGTTAAACGATACTGAGTTGAAAGTAAAGATAGCGTCTAAAGCATCTTCTACTGACTGCTTTACCCAAGCAGCAACGGCCCTAGGATTAACCGTGATAGTGATATCGATATCTATCGCAGTCCACACAATCTCCTCTGCACAAACTACCTCGACACCCAGCATCGTCTTGGGGGAAATAAAGTCGACAACTGCCTGCCTCTGATCCGTCGTAAGGGTTTGTCCCCAAATAACAGGAGGTCCAGCACTCAGTTGATCCTCAGCCGTGTTGGCGGTGAGGTAATCGTCCGTCCGGTCTGGTTGGGCGTAGATAGTCACGCTAGCGTTACCTGCGCTGGAACCCCCGGCTGGGTTGGGGGTGTAGGCGACGGCGGCTTTAGAAATACCCTCTACCTGCAAGGCTAGGTTCTTGTAATCAGTTGCTGTTACTGCTCTGTTCTGAGAAGCGATAACAGATGGAACGGTGGTTTTTAAGGTGTCAATACTCTCTTCGCTAACGCCCCCTGAAAACGCAGTACTTGACTGAATTGTGATGTAATCGGGAGTAACACTATAGAACGATGCAATCGAGTTGGCAGGTATGTTACCGCCTGCACCGCTAGAAGTAGCGTAGATAACTTCAATTCTTGAACCTGCTGGAGGGGAGAACCCTGCGACAGAGTTGCCGAACACAATTTCTGTACTGTTATCTGCGTTAAGGCGAATCACGTAAGCACGATCACCGGCTGCGGCTGTAGAGATTCTGTTGACTCTACGGTACAAAACAGGATTGACGCCGTCCTCCAACACCCTAACTACGACGGAAGACGCTACTACGCCACGATTAGACAAAGTGTAACGCTGAGATACTTCGCCTGTAGAAGATATCGTGAGCACCTCGGATGGGTCATTAACAATCGTACCTTCGTAAACCGGTACGATGCCCGTGGAGTTAGCCGGAATTGTGCTAATACCACTACTGTATGCGTTGTAGGTTTTACCATCGTACCTAGCAACAAACTTCGTGTAACGAGGGATAACAACCTCTTCTCCACCTGAGTTAGACAGTGTCAGAACAGATTGAGCGCTAGTCCTGCTGCGGGGCGTGTAATCAAATAGATTAGCCAACGCCAGCACCGATTCGCGCTGTGTGGCAGTGGGTAGAAAGGTTTCACCGGCAGCGCGATCGATGTAATAGTGCAAAACATCCATCCCATAGGCCCACAAATCAACCATAACCATACCAAAGTCTGACTGGTCACGACTGGTCCAGTCTGGTACCACACGCTCTGCGCGGGCGAGAAGGTCGGCTTTGACCGTATTAAAGTCTCTGCTGGTGTAATCAAAAGCCATTAGAGTGGAGTCTCCTCAGTTAGTAATGCAGACAAGTTTACTTCTACGACCCTCGGGGGGCTGAGCGGCATCGAATAGGAAATTCGACACACTACCGTACTGTCGTACCACTCGTGCTCCTTGAATTCCACACCAACAACCGTCACGCCGGAAACCCTGCTCTCGATCTCAGACACAATGTCTAAGCGGAGGTCACCCTCTACGAGGTCATCAATGTTCTCAAAAACTAGATTATACAAGTTCGCACCGTAGTCTGTGACCCCAATGCGCTCCATAGGAGAAGTAACTAGGCAGTCGACGATCTTTTGCTCAATCTCAGTAGTGGGATCGGTAGTAAAAGCGACCTTACCACCTGTGAACCGAAACGGAATGGAGAAAGACCTCACTAATCACCTCAGAACATCGCGGCCCACGTCTTGGGACCGACAATCCCGTCGACGTGCTCACCGTTTGCCTTCTGCCAGTTCTTTACACGACGCTCAGTGGCAGGACCGAACCATCCATCGGCTTTAGCACCGACCTTTGTCTGAACCTTCTTAACGTCGTCACCACGGCTACCACGCTGGATAGGGGTGCCCGGATACTCATTCCCTGTCGGCTCTGGCTCTGGTTTGTCGTCGGAATCTGTGCCGTTAGCGACCTCTTCAATGATCGCCCATGTAGCGGGTCCGACGATACCGTCTACGTGTAAGTCGCGCTCTGCTTGCCAGCGCTTAACTGCGTCCTCGGTCTGGGGACCGAAATTACCGTCGACGGTAGCGTTAACCACCTTTTGAACGACTTTGACTTGCTCTCCCTTAGACCCGACCTGAAGCCAAGGATCTTTTCCGGCTGGTTTCTTCGTAGTCTTCTTGGGAGGGGATGGCTTAACATCGGCTTCACCTAGGTGCTTTGTAAAGTAATCGATGTAGTACTGAGGATCATCGGCGTACTTATTAGACACCTCGACGTGTACCCAGTCCCCACCGGGGGCACCAGAAAACGCACGCTTGTCATAAACATTCCAAGCGTCACGGTCACACTTGTACCCACGTCCGTACGGCTGTGGGTAGTAGTCGAATATGGCTTCGATCTCTAGAGCATCTGCGTGTTCCGTGAGCCAGTCCATCATCTTGCAGGCGTCGTCATAGTTACCAGTTCCGCGATACGGGGCACCACGCCAACTGAGATCCCCAGCCCGCCCCGTCGCATGAACGGACAGGGATGACTTCCCGCGCTTTTTACGAACGCCGTACGTACCGTTATTCCAGAGGCCAAAATGAGCCTCCAAAAGGTCGATAAGCGTTTCAAAGCCGGGACGCTTACCTGTAGCGGTATCGTCATACCCGGTGTAGGGCCTCTTAGCCATCTAGATCACTTCCCAAGATTTACAGCGCTGGCTGACGAGTCCCCAATAGGGCCACGGGCGGCGGCTACAGACTTGACTACAGACAGGCCAGCGGCCACGGCAGCAGCCTTCAGGGAGTCCCCGAGGCCCACCGACAGAATGTCGACGGCGTCAGTACCGACAAGAGCGACGAGAGTCTGTGCAAACGTAGCCACTGCACGCTCAGCAACGTCCTTAAGAAACTTTGGTTCAAACATGGATACCTCCAGTGGTATATCGGACATACAAACACTACCACATACTACTACAGGTGTGTGGGTTTACTCAGACTTGATTCTGGCACCTAGAAACGCTTCGTCGATCTCTTCCTTGGTGAGTTCTCCATCCATACTGGCACGGGCCAGTTTCTCAGCAACCTGAGCCACGGCCACAAACCCTGCGAGGAACGCTGCCTTGTGCATGGGGATGTCACCTACAATCGCAGCCCCAGAAATGATGCTTAGAGCAGACGCTGTAAAGGTCGCAAACATGCGAACCAAAACGTCTCTAACCATACTAAGACTCGTCATCTTCGCCTCCAAAGAACAGGAAACCTACAAGGTGGGCTGCGATTGACGCTCCGCTGATCCATAGTGCGTAACGCAGAACCTCACCTGAGAGCGTGATTAGCACTAAAGCCGTACCTGATAGTGTCCATACGAGGGCGTACCCCTCCTTGAACAGTCGTTTCAGCATCAACGTCTCCTTCTGCCACCTCCTGCGGGGGCGGCTGCTGCTGCTGAGACCGTGGCTGTAACCGCGACAACGACACGTCGATCTTCGACGCTGATGCGGCTACCTACTGGAACATAAGTGTCAAAAGACCCGTTATATATGTTCACTTCAGATTCAAACTCTTCTTTTATCTCGGTAGGGGCCTCGGATAGGGCTTCGCTGACAGCCTCTAGAGTCTCCTCGTCAAGGTTGTCGAAGTTCTCGTTATTGACCAGTTCGTCAAGTACTTCGACGGTTACTTCACCAGTGATGATACTTTCCACTGACTCAGCAAGTTCGATATCGGTTATGCGAGCAATTATAGCCGACTCAGGTGTCCTGGGGGGCTGAGTTGTCGTCGTTACGGGGACTTCAGTCGTAGTTGTGGTGCTTGTTGACGAGGTGCTCGTCACAGGCACCGTCGTGGAAGTTGTTGAAGTAGAAGTCGTCGTAGAAGTTGTCGATGTAGTTGTCGGGGGGACTGTCGTAGTCGTGGTTGTTGACGTAGTCGATGGCGGTGGCGGTGCGGTCGTCGTCGTTGTCGTGGTTGTAGTGCTTGTTGAACTCGTCGTAGAAGTTGTCGAAGAGGTCGTCGGGGGCACTGTTGTCGTTGGTGCGACGGTAGTGGTCGTGGTGGTACTGGTCGTGGTGGAACTGGTCGTTGTAGGGGGAAGCGAGGTCGACGTTGTACTTGTGCTTGAGGTAGTAGGCGTCGGCGCTACGGTAGTCGTCGTAGGAGGCACTGTCGTCGTCGTTGACGATGTCGACGTAGTGGGAGGCACCGTGGTCGTCGTCGACGTAGTGGTTGTCGTTGACGAGGTTGTCGTTGACGAGGTGGTGGTTGTCGTGGTGGAAGTTGTAGTTGGTACCCATGTCGTTGTGGTGGTAGTGCCGGTCAGGTCTAAGTCAAATAGTAACTCATACACACCACCCTCGTAGCCGATACCCCGCTGTTGGAAGTAATAACCTGCGCGTAATCTGTAATCTCCAGCACTAAGCGTCGTATATATCTTTGAGGAAACACATTGACCAGCGCCGTGGTTACCGTCGTCGTCTTGGGCTACTAGTGATCCATCTGCCGTGTACAGCCACAGATAAGGGTCAGCCCCCGGCTCGTTACACTCTCGGTTGCTGTTGCCGTAGATGATGACGAGAGTCTGGTCTTCCTCTACTGTGAAAAACCAGTCGCTCTCGCTTAGTACTGAATAAGAGCCTGCCGATACAGAGGGGGCGTAGAACAGCGAAAAGACCCACAGAAGTAAGGGTAAAAAAGAAACTTTGCGCATCTACAGTTCATCCAAAAACCTCAGGATTACGTCCACGCAAATAATCATCAGAATGATGCAGCCGACGATTAACACCAGTCACCGCTCATGTACCAAGGTTGCCAACCGCAACCATAGTGCTCCTCGGCGTAATCAAACAACCACTTAGATACCTCTAAGTTTACCACAGGGTCGTACAGCGCTTCTCTGTCAGTTATGCCGAATTCTGACTCCAGCCAACCTTTGTGCGCTGACCACTCAACCTGCATCAATCCGTACGAGTAGGTCTTGTTAGCGATGTCATGTTGGCACCTACTCTCAGCCCAAGCAATGCGACCAACTTTAGTCAGTTGATCTACCTCCCAGCCTGCCTCCAGAGCCTGTGGATACCATTCACTACACTTACCGTCTGGAAGAGTGGTGGTGGTGGTGGTACTCGGTACGATTCTCGTAACACTCTTGGGGGTGGGTGCTAGCACCGGAATAGACGATTCCGTGTGGTGCGCATCCGCCAACAAGTCCTCGATCATCAAAGGATTGATAGGGTATGTAACCGGTACAGCAGTAGTGCTAGTCACAGGAACTATCTCAGCGACTCCGTACGAGTCGTTGGGACTCAAAGCGCTGTACAGGGTAAGTACTAACGCGCTTACAGCAAGGTAAAGCATTCGTAGCATGTGATACCTCCTCCTCAGGTAGGTACCAGTATACCACAATATTACATTTAGATGTCAAACTCCGACAAATCAATATCCGGCAACTCCGCCTTTATAGGCACTACCTCTGAAGTAGGTGTTATGTCGGGGGACTCGGGTGCGGCGGCGGGAGGAGGCGCTTTTACAAAAGTACTGATAATACACTTATCGCTCGACTTGGGGACCAACCCACCGTGCAGGTGAAGAAACGTAGCGGGAAACGTGACGATACGTCCCTCTACCGCATCGCAGGTAAAGTCAAAGTAGTCAAAGTGAGTTCCGCCACCTTTCTTCACAGTATTTAGGTACATAACAGAAGCGAGTACCCTTTCGGCACCGCCCGGACCAGCGTAAGGAGCACCGTCAATGTGGGGCTTGTAGAAGCCCTCTTTCTTGGTATACCTCTGGTACTGGTAACCGGTGTCCTCTCTGTGAACCCATTCACGTGTCAGCGACAAGTACTGAGAGATGTACTCAGCGAGAACTACACGATACAACTCGTAGATGGCATGGTCAGCCTTGCCGAGAAACTCCCGCTCTTCGTCGGTCTCAGCGTACGGATTACCTGACATGATGTGAGAGTCTGTAGACAGTTTAATCTCAGGAGTAACTCCGCCAAAAGTCTTTCCGGGGTGCTGGAAGTGGGGTCGCTCCTCAAAGAACTTGATGATGCTCTTGCATAACTTTGAGGGAAGGACGTTTTCGTGGATGCAGATACCGGCCCCCTTACCGAGGGGCCATCGTGCTTCAGTCTTCTCCGGCAACGGTCTTCTCCTGTTCCTGTGCCTGTTCCTGCAACTTGGTGATCTGAATCGCCTGTACGCAGATCGTGAACTCCTTGGGGAACTGCCGCTGGAACTCTTGGATGACTTCTTCTGGTGAAATGTTCATGTTGTGTACCTTATCTGTTGTGGGGGCGGTGTGTCAACTACCCTCAAGAGCAGCGAGACGAGTCTCCAACTCTTGGAAGGCTTTAACCAAGGTAGCAGACACAGCCGTGAAGTCGATAAGAGTGTTATCCCCATCCTTACCCTCTTTGGTTAGGTGAGCGGATACAGCACCCGCCTCTTCAGCGACAAAGCCTAAGTTCTTACGATCCCAGTTACGATAAAAAAGACAGGGTTCCTCTGAAGAGCCGTCGCAGTCACGCCCACACTGGTGAACAAGTTCTTCCGACGTAAAGTTCTTCATGCCCTTGCTACGACGGTAGACGTTGAGCCTCTTCAGGGCTTCTCTTCTACGCTCTGATTGGGGGGAGACCGACAAGTAATGCATCCTATCCATTCGGTACGTCACGGGACGAAGGGACTTAAGCATACTTGTGGCGTCTACAACCTCGTCCGGTCCGACAGCAGCGCCGACAGACTTAGGTGTATCCCAAGTCTCAATATCCTGCTTATACTGCATTGAGGACGGGCTATACCCAGCGGCAACCAAAGTCACGCCAGCACTGTCATTGTGGTTCTGGAAGTAAACGAGACCACTGGCTGGACGCATCATCATGGTGCTGGCATCGGAATTGTACGAACGGACGGCTAATCCGATGTCATACTGTGACATCAACTGCACCGGTTGGGCTGACCAGTCATTAGAAGTGCTCTCGTACCTAAACTTTGACTCAGCATCGAAATAGTTAATAGTTCCATTGTCGTCCTGATGAATACCACTAGTGATGTACATGTTGCCTTGAACACGGAATGTATGAGTGTTCTTGGCATCGTCTGGGGCGCTCCCTACTAGAAGGTTGCAGTTGTACCAGCCATAGCGGGTGTTCGAATTTGAGTTGGAGCCTCGCAGACCCATTCGCCAGACGTTCTCTTGCTCGCAGTACATTCCCCAACCGCTGTGACCGACGAGAACTGGTCCGTCAGACCACGGCAGTCCTGTGTCGGCGGCGTTCACTGAATATATTTTGTGGTTGTTGTCTGATGCGCCAGCGAGCATGAGTGCATCGGGGCGAGTGACGACGAGATTGCCTTGTGCCTCCACGTTGCCAGTAGCGAGCAAACCGCCATTGACATACAACGTAGTTGTCGATGGCGATGTGATGCTTTCGCCTTGCCCAACGCTCAATGACGTAGCCACCGTGAGTCGCCCGTTCGTCGTGAGTGACATCGCGCCAGTAGCCGCCGTGTGTGATGTGTCGCCCCACCAGAACCCACGGTCGTTGTCGCTGTTCATGCGGAACGTCATCGCATAATCACCGAGGTGCCCGTAGGTGATTCCTGACACCATGCCAATCGTGTAAGAACTGCTGTTCCACACACGAAGTTTGTCGTAACTGCTGACTCCTACACCGTCGATATAACCGATGTTGTAACGGGTGCCAGAATCAAAACGATCAGGGAATGTTCCCGATGAAATGTTCGAGGCATTGAGCGAAGTGAGTGATGCTCCGCTACCTGAAAAAGATGTTGCGGTTAGAGCACCGGTCATGGTATCCCCGTCTACGTTAACGAATCTAGAATCGGATTCTGTTTCCGTGTAGTAGCGCCCATCGTGGGTGTGACTGTCGTTAACCACTGCCATAGTCAGCGTCCCGTTACCCAAGTTTGTGAGCGTCACGCTTCCTGTGGCATCTCCTGCAAGGGTGATAGTCGGGGACGCATCAAAGTTCTCAAATGCTCCAGTAGTTGAGTTGTACCTCAGCAAGTCGTTATCAGCGAGGTTGGTGTAAACGATGCCTTCGTCGTTAAGGATGTTTGCTGCCAGTGTGGGGCGTACGAACAACTCACCGTTATTCTGATGGGAGTTGACTACTGCGGCTACAAGAATGATGTTGTTGGGGGCCACTGGCGTAGTGCTGGTCAGACCGCCAGTAACAGTTGGCGAGGCGTACACCACGTCACCAGCAGACCAGCCGGGAGTAGCAGTGTCAATGCCGCGTACGGCACCAAAGTGGACAACGTAACCATCGTCACCGGCTGGAATGTCGTGTGCAGTGACACCCATAACGTATTCAGATGGGTACGTGCCATCAGCAAGGAAGGGGGCCATCTTGAGGTGGCCCGAGGCACCTAGAGCACCATCAAAGCGAACAACTGTTCCCTTGTCGATCTGTGACCCCGTCTGGTTCTTAGCGTAATAGTAAACCTGTTGACCGACGTGAAGTACGGCGTTAGAACCGTGCAACCCGATGTCGACCGTTCCCCAGTCCTCGTTCCACGCCAGAAGACCCTCTGACTCAACTGTAATGTTGGCACCAACATTGAACTGCAAGGAGTCGACTACGTCACGGTCGTCTCCTCCTGACGGAGTCGTTACGGCGGTCAACCAGAAGAACTGAGTGCGATCATCTGACACCGCCACGAAGGTAGAAGCACCTTCTTGGGGGACGTTCCAAAACCCACTGACCTGCGTCAGGCCTGTACGGGGGACGCTTACTACTTGGCTCGCTCCCAAGAGCGCCGGTATACGAACCAGTGCCTCACCAGTCACCGTGTTGGATGAATGAACTACCGCTCTGTGTACCTCAAAATCAGGAGTATGCATTTACCGTCTTCTCCGATGTCTTCCACTTACCATCGACGTAGACGCCTTTAGGGGGCGTTTGAAACACGTCTTTATTCTCCTTACGCAAAGCGTTGTACGAGTTCTGTCCCACAGATAGTTCTGAGGTAAATCCATCACTGTGGATAACGTGCTTTACGCTGCGTACGTACCACACACCGTCAAAGTCGCCTCCATAGTTGTCGACTTCAACAATACCACCCGGAACACATCCGGCGACCCCAAGAGCCAGAATCTTTGCGGTGTAATCGTACACCTGCTTACTATTCGCCTTAACACGTAGAACAGCCTCGTCGAATGTATCGGCGTAATCACTGCGGCGGTTCGGAAAGCGAGCGCCATTGGTGCCGTCAATACCAGCATCTGTCGAACTAACGTCAAACACAGCCCCATCGTCCTGTAGCACAGAGACAACGGTATCTGAATAGAAGCCGTCTGGGTTACGGCTAGAGAAGGAGCCGTCGAAACGGAGTATTTGGCCGGGGAAATCCTTAGCCATACCTCCAGCCTTACCCATTGTTGTAAGTTTGTGAAAGGAGGTCAAACGCGACCAAGCATCATCAGGGTCGTAAACGTGCATGTGAGTGCCGTGGACGTTGACGTGGTACCCCAGTAAGTTTGCGTACCTAGTCAGGAACTGCCAGTCTGACTCATTAGTCTGCACTAGACGAGTGTGTACCGGCATACGGGAGGGGACATCGAGACTGAACGAGTACCTGTACGCTAACTCAGCAGCAACATCGGACATCGAGTAGCCAGACCACTGAGCACTGCGGCTACCACGCATCTCATACGATGCCCCCATGCATACGATCTTTGCCTTCTGAAACGGTGACTCATCGACCAGTCCAGCACCTGACCAGTGTGAGGGGCGCACGTCAGCGATATAACCAAGGAACGTGTGCTTAAAATACGCCCCAAGAGATACCTCTACACGGATGGGGCTGTCGTAGTACTCCGTGATGGCACGAGTTGGAATACCCGTAACGTCCATGACGAGCGTGTCGTGCTTGCTCTCCTCTAACAAAATCTCAATGCTATTGAGGGAGTTCATGTTGAACGACATGTTACCCAGCAGTACATCTACTGTGGGAGAAACCCCGTACGGCTTCTTGGTAATCACAACGGAATCCTGATTACATCCCCTACGTCAATGTCTGTGGGGAATTTGAACTGGGGGTTCATGTCAGCAATTTCCCAGTAGCGAGTTGGAGAACCCAACCTACGCATGGCTATGTTCTCCAGAGTGTCACCCGACCTGACGGTGTACAAGGTGTACTTACCAGTAATGCGCTCACCTCGCTTAGCCTCCTTACCAGTGGTCGTTAACTTATAACGTGAAGCAGCGTCGTAAAGAGCCATAACTAAGCCTCCTCTTCCTCATTGTAAGTTGGCCAATCCATATCAATAGTTCTTTCCGTCGAAAAGTTCGCTCCTTTAACATCGCGCACGTATAACTGACTACCTTCACCAGTGACAGTAGCGCCATCTACAGTAGCACTCACTTTCACGTAATAACGTAGCAGGTAGTAGAAGTTGTCCGGGTCCGCCGCCTCACGGGACGAGTCAATAGACCTGTCATCTGATCCCGCAGCCGCTCCAGTGCGAATACCATTGCACAAGTCTTTATATTCGTCTTCAGTTACCGCAGTGGGCTTGCCCCTGTCGGTGTTCATGGTGGGAGTAATCCAGTGACGCCTGATCTTCATTACATTCCTGAAGGGAGCAGTTCCACTATATAGAGTAGGTAAAGAGGTCCTATCCTTTTCCCCTCTAGAATCTTGGTAGTTGGCCCATTCCTCTAGTGCCTCGTACAGCGCTGTCTGGCCTTCATCTGAGGAATCGTTGAACAAAGCCGCGTTTTCATCCTTAAAAACATCGGTATAACGCCACAGTTCTACCTCGGCATTTGTTTGGACTTCTACAGTCTTACCTTCAGCATATAGGTTACGTACCTGCTTAGATCCACCTTCGGACGGGAATTCAACGCTCATTCTTGTTTTAATTGAAGTTGATTTATGAGTACCACTAGCGACATGGGTAACCATGTCCTCTACCGTCTTGCTGTTGAAAGAGTCGGAATCAGTAGTGTAATCGACTTCAACCTTAAATTTAGCCTTGTTGAGATCCGCCGAAAACTTATCAGCAAAGTATTGAGCCTGCTCTCTATCTTGTTGTATCTTCTGCGCCTCTTGTAGGGCTACCTCTTCTCTCTTAGCCAGTACCTCAGTAAAGAACGTATTCTTCTTAGCAAAGCCAACATACTTGGCCTCCATTACTAACTCTACCGACGCCTGCATAGGGACCATTGCGTGGTTGAACTTTGTGAACTTTACGGAGGCGTTCTGGACAAGACCTTCTACGATGTACAACGCAGAGAACACTACGCGAACAGGTAGGGGAAGTAAGAATGCTACGTTACCCGTATTTCCTAAGTTATTGATGAAATCGTCTGCTGCCGTAGTGTAGTTGGCCTGCGTACTTGCAGCGTCACTAACACCGCCACCATCGTCGACAACATTACCGTCGGCATCAGTGGTAATCGTAGCGTTAGTATTCTGAGCGTTAATCTCACCTTTGATCTGGCTTTCCAAGACGCTCTGGATGTACTGCTTTTGCTGGCTACCTATGCCTTGACCGATTACTGAGTAGAGGGCGGAAATGTCGTGAAGAACCCCAATCGTCTCGGGGCCGTACTTCTCCCAAGGGTTATCCGAAGATACGTCGTACCCCGTTGCGGTCTCAGAGCCTCCCTTGTTCAATTCGTAAGAACGGTCAAAGAACAACCCAAAACTAAAGGACACGTTGCCGGGAATTGGCTGCGCATACTGAGAAGCGTCTTGATGAAGGAAGTCAAGAATCTTAGTATTTTGGTTGACGCTAGTGTTTAGCACTCTGGGATTAAATTGGAATTGACACTTGGATCTGGTTAATTTAACCCCACCTAAACTGTCTGCGATGGAGCGTATATACCCTCGTTGTAATTTAGGCTCTACTGTGAAGTTGCCAGCATCGAGAACAGAATTAACACGGACAGACCTGTCGGGGTACACAAAGTCCTTATTGAGAGCGCCGATCTCTGCGCCACTACGGGGATCGTTCGGGCTGAGTCCGACTGCTTCTCCCGCTTGACGGAGATTGAAGTATTGGTCGTTTCTGTAACCCATCAGGCGCTCCTCAATCCAGCCATAGCCATCTCATCCTTAATCATATCTGTCACTGTCTGTGCAATATTTTGCAAGTCGGGAGTCTGTGGCTGGCCATTAAAGTTGATAGTGGGGGCGACTGTAATGTTTGCGCCGCCCGTGTAGTTGACTGTGGATGATCCGCCCTTTGACGGAGCCATCGACGAAGACCGTTCCATCGGCATAGGGTCACCGCTACTGTACAAACCAGCGTCCTTAACGACCTGCGCCGCTTCGCTCATATTAGTGTTGTACGTGTTTGATTCACCCTTGTAAGCACCCCAGTCGTACAGACTTCCGCCACGGAAGTCGTACAACTTCTTAGCAGCATGCATGTTTGTTTGAGGATCGAACAGATCTTCATTAGCGGAGATGCCAAACAATTGTCGTCGATAGGGGCCAAGCGAATCAATCATGTTGATCTGCATCAGACCGAACGACTTATCGCCTGTCTTCCTATTGCCGTTATAGGCAGTTGATTGCCAACTACTCTCTCGCTTAGCGATGGCAACCACAGATACTAGATCGTCACCCGTAAAACCGGCGTTGTGGGCTGCTTGTGCTACCTGTTCACCAGTAAGTTGCTGAGTTCCACGAGGAATAGGAATAGGGGTGCGAGGAGCGGAGTAACTACTACTGCTTTCGCTTGAACCACTTCCTCCACCCATAGCGGAAGAGTTGCCTGACAAGTGCTCATCTAGAATCTCTTGGAGAGAAGCCTGATCCGACATAGCCGTAGAGAGGGAACCACCGCCGTGTTCGCTAAACGGCATCGCCATACCTGAACCTGCACGGCCATCACTTGACGGGTCACGCGCCTGAGAAAGCGCTGCTTCTTCAACATTGTATGTACCAGAAGTACCCCAAGGTGCACCTGCTTGCTCATATTTGAAACGTGAGTTTGGTAGTTCTGCTGGCTGGACGTGCCATGGCTCACCGTTAACGTCGTTAAAGTGCTTCAAACCGAACTTACCGGCGTTAGCGACCACCCAATCCAGATCACCAACAAGGTCTGCTGCTAGGCCAATCTCGTGCATCGAGCGTCCGGGGGGCGCAGCCGGGGCACCACGGACACGCTTCCAGAACTTACCGTTCCATTTAAGTCCAGTGTCTTCGTCAGTCTCTACGTAACGCTCACGGAACATCTGTTCCTGAGCCTTGGGGTCACGCATACCTCCACCGATACCGACATTAGGGTTGGCTCGCATCATATTCAGCAAGCGCTGCCTGAACGACGGGTGCATCTGGTTAAACGTCGTCTTGTTCTGCAATTCCTTTAGGGAAACCTTCTGGCTACCGTAACCGAAAGGAACTTTAATCTGCTCGTCGGCAGACATATTAGGATTAGTCGCACCACCTTTGTGGGCTGCATCAGAAGGTGGTACTGCTGCGCCAGACCCTCCAGAGTCTGCTTCCGTACCAGAGCCGTCGCCCGCCATGTTGAGTAGTTGACCACCAGCAAAAAGCGCACCGCCTAGTGCAGGGTTAGCAGCCATTGCAGCGATACCCAAAGTACTTACCATGCCACCAAAGGCACCCGCTGACTTAGCGAACGGCAAAGTGCTTGTACGAGCACCGACAATCCCGCTCAAATGATCCTCTACTCGTCCCAGCAGTTCGATCATGGTCTGCTGGTTCTTTTCAAACTGAGCAAAGTTATCTAATTGACGTGTCATAAACTGCTCGTCACGAGCGGCTTGCGTTCTGGCTGTCTCCTCTTGCTGTGTGGCGTAGTTTTCCTCAATACCCATACGCTCGCGGTCCGCTTTACGACCGGGATCGTAGAATCCTTCACCACCCTGTTTCTGGAACTCAACATTCTGTTGGGCGTACTGAAGGATCTCGGTCTGCATGTCCTCGCCCAAGCCAAGGTCAGCCAATCGGGCGCGAGTAACCGAACCGGGGGCAAGAGCACCTTGCAGAGTCTGCTCATTCGTTAGACCCATGTTTTGAATGATTTCTTGACGAACTTGTAGCGGGTCTTTCATACCGCCACCTAGTTTGTACGGGGACGCACCACCCATATAGAACATGCGCGTAGCGACCTCTGGAGAGAGCATCTGCCTCTGCTCAGCGAGAATGTCAGCAGTAGTCTTAGAGAAACCAGTCGAAGTTCTGATGCCCTCAATCGATTGCGCTAATTGCTCAGTCGCTTGAAAGCCGGTCTGAGTCTGGAAAGCAAGCATGTCAGTAATGCCTGTTTGACCTAATCGGTAGTTACGCAAAGGACCCCTAACGTCCTGCATCACCTCTAATTGGTTCATTCCGTACATCTGCTGCATGAGGACGTTCATGCGGTCAACAGACGTGGCCCTCTGCATCTGAGTCTGAATACGGTTGTCCATTGCTTGGACAAGGGGCTTAATAGCCTGAGTAATTGCGGCTGAAGCGGCTGCTACACCCATCCCCATACCGGCGGCTCCACCGCCTTCACCAGCCATACCGGCCCTAAACGAGCCTAGACCAATTCCGCCACCGCCAGCGCCCCCACCAGCCATACGCTTCTGTTGCTGTTTGATACCGGCGTAGTAGGGATCACGGTAGTTAGACGCACCCACCCGAGTCGACTGTTGACTACTGTTCTGATATTGAGCAGTGTTTTTAAACTGCTTTGACCCAGTAGTGCCGCCTCCTGAGATGTTACCAGTGGCTTCAGCGGCACGAGCAGCCTCGTCAGCGAGGCCAGCCATTTCATCACGAAGACCTTTAGCGGCCTTCCTAATGTCGTCTAGACTTTGCTTGAGTTTGTTGAGTTGCTCTGTGTCGACGCGCAAGGAGGCTTTGACATCAGCCATACGGTTACCGTGTCTACCGGTAACCGGTTCTTCACCCCCGTCATTTGCGGGGGGACCCTTGGGTGTATCAGCCATAGAAGCCTCCGCTATTTATTACGCCAGTGTGCCATACGGTACCAGAAGTCCCGTTGGCGAACTGACATTGAACGCATATCAGATAAGGAGAACCCTTTGTATACGGTGGCGATGGCTTCGTACTCCCAATACAGTATAGTCAGATCAACCGAATAAAAGTGAGACCCAGTCGAGCATAATTGACATATCTTCGTCGCAGACTGCACACTGAGTTTTCACCTCCCCGATCTGAGGTCCCACCTGAGCAGACAGGAGGGACGTGACCAGAGCACGCCGGTCGGCAATGTTCAACTTACGTGCCCATGCCTCCCTGTCTTCGGGACCCTGACCGTTCGGCCATGATGCGCAACGCGCAATCATTGCGGTGTTCAATTCAGCATCGTTCTTGGTGCTCTTCTGGACAGTGACAGTATCTTCACCGTTAGGAAGGCGAAGATTGACTACACCCTTAGATGTCTCTACATCGATACCGTGCTTGGGGTCGAAGTCGTGCTCCAACAACGGGAAGTCTTCGTCGAGATCAATCTCTACATCGTTGGACTCGTTGCACTCTTTGCAGCGCATACGAATAGTACGGGTCTGTCCGTAAGTAGCCCTAACAATGTTCAAATACAACAAATCCCTGTCACCGAGAATGAGTTTGTCGACGATCCTAGGATCGTTATTGACGGCCAATCCACCGATACGGACGGTAGCACGAGCAAGGAGGGCGCTCATGTACTCAGAGTACGTAAGGCCCTTCTTGTTCTCGATGGAAGCGAGGTACTCCTCATCTTCACCGGTAAGTTCCCTGACTTCCGCAACATCGTGCCATACGCCACCTGTTTCCGCATCTTCTCGTATACCGCGAATGAGGTGAACGATAGATTCGGGGGCGCTACCTACTTCAGGTACAGGTTCGGCAGAGGCGGCATTAATTGCATCTGCATCATCACTAGTCATCATATTGTGCTCCTAAGTTGTAGAGTAAAAATCAGGTAAGAGAGTCGATCAGACCAGCAGACACCTCGCCGCCAGCGCTATCAGACCAAACGATCTGGAAGCCTTCGTGGTTAACGACCATTTGCTGAATCATAATCGATGAGTCACCAGCATTCAAGTCACCCAGCGAGTACGAGGCAGGCCAGCAGTTGTACAACTTGTAGGCCATCTTGATCTTACCAGCGGGGGTCGTGAACGAGTTGTCTGGCTTACCGGGCTGGTCGTAACGACCGCTGGACACTGGGTGGTCCTTGATCTTGACGACGATGTCACAACGGTAATCATTGTCGTCCTCCGTTGAACCATACCCGAGAGCGCCTTGTCCCCAAGAGTGCATGAACTGCTGCCACTTGTAGAGGCCGTCCTGATGACCGTACACCCCCTTAGTGAAGGTAACGGGACCAAAGTCGCTCTGACCAACCATCTTATGCGGATGGGTGTTCATCCCGCCTTCGCGGTATGCAATCATCTCGTTCTGGACTGTAAGTCCTGAAACAACGGAGAAACCGAGAGTGGACAACTTGCCACCAAGATCGGTGTTCAATTTGGTCCCGGTTGGGATGATCTGGACCTGAAACTTAAAGTTCCTGATCGGGTCGGTTTGGGCTGCTCGTGCCATAGAGATTACTCCTTAAGTTCAGGACTCAGCGGCGTTGCTGCCGCCAGTCCACTGGCTGAGGTTGATAACGATGAACTCGGCGGGGTACTGCAAAGCGACCCCGACCTCGACGTTGACGATCCCTTGGTCAATGCTGGTTTCCGTGTTGTTAGTCGAATCGCACACGACGTAGAAAGCCTGTGAGGAGTTCTCACCCTTCAGACCGCCTTCACGGTAGAAGTTAGCCAAGAAACTTGCTGTAACCACATTGATGCGGGACCACAAGTTCTCGTCGTTCGGTTCAAACACAGCAAACTGCGTGAGATCCTTCAACGAGGACTTCAGGTAGTTCAGCGTACGACGTACTGGAATGAACTTGTCTGCGGTGGTCTTTGCCAACGTGCGAGCGCCGTATACCGCAACCCCAGCGCCGGGAATGGCCTTGAAGGAGTTGACGTACGGGCTACCGTCGTACAGCGTTCCGATATCGTCATTCGACAACGGGTAAACGGTACCCAGAGCGCCCCGAATATCAGCGGCGACACCAGCGGGGGCCTTGGCGACCGAACGCTGTACCTCGGTGCGGATAATAAGACCGGCAACAGCACCTCCCGGATAAGTATCACGGATAGCACCCGGACCAGTCTTGCCCGGATCTACCATCTTCAAAGCCGGTGCGTAATGTGCAGCATACCCACCATTCGACTGTCCGGCGAACGTAGCAGCCGTGGTCTGCGTAGCGGTCAAATTGTCATCAGTCTTTTCAGGATCGATAACCACGAACGAGTCACCGCGATCAGCAGCCTTGTTGACCGTAGCGGTAACAATAGTTCCTGAAGTCTTACCGACGGCGTTCAAGATCAAATTACCGTTGATGCCGTCAATCGATGTGAGAGACGACATGTAGTCGCTATCTGCCACAGTTCCGTCACTGCCAAGACTCAGTGAATAAGCGGTCTCGTCCCAAACAAGGGAGACATCGGGAGCAACTTCTGACACGTTCGTCAACTTGATGTAGTTGCTATAAGTGTTGACAACCGTCTGAACGTAGCGGTTACCGTCAGTGTCCAGCGTAACCTCCGGCCAGCGTTCAACTTCCGTACCGTTCAACTTGACGATGATGGTGAAAGTACCGTGAGCATCGTTGCTTGTAGCGGTCAGACCACCAGCAACTTGCACGGTTACATCGTTACCCCATGACCCATCACTGATGGCTTCTACGTCGAACAGCGGGGAAGCGTTACCGTCACCGTTCGGCTCGTATGGGAAGTCTTCCTTTACAGCGGTATTAGCGTCGGAAGCGGCGACACGGACGACGTAGCACGCACGTCCACCGTTTGCAAAATAATGGTACACGGCGTAACCGAGATCGTAGGCGTTCTTGAGTTCGCCGTAGACGCGCTTGTAGGTCGTCCAGTCCTGAACCAAGGTAGCGGTGGTGGGGCCGCGCTCTGCCTCACCGAAGAACACCGCTGCGGTGATCCCGGTCAAGGTAGGAGTCAGGCTAGAAAGGGCGCTCTCGCTAACGTAGACGCCGGGAGTTGTATATGCGGGCATTTAGAATTCCTCCGAGAATGAGGTTGATAGGACGTTAGATTCCGAATAATTGTCTGTGAGTGTCCCGTTTACTGTCTCAACAACACCGACATTCGTCAAATCCTTTTGAGGAATCTCGGCATTGACCTGTACTGTGAAAACCTTACGGAAAATCCTTTTCTTGTAACCAGTTTCCTGATCAAGGATATCCGCCGGTCTCCAGTCTAATACATCGCAGCGCCTAATTGTGCCGTCTTCGGGGATTTCAATAAAACCCCGTCGAAATGGGAAAACGTAGCGCAGCATGTCTGCCGTCAGTTTACGGTCGTGTCTCTGGCTACGACAGTGCGTGGTTACCTGATAAACGAGGTCCACAGGAACATATTGATCTGTAGAAACGTAACCTTCGCCTCCTACAATCCCATCGAGTTCAGTAGAACTATATTCAGAAGGAAAGTAGTCCATGTCGATCTGTGTGTTGCTTACGTTCTGGACTACCTGAGCATCGTTACTGTAATAGTACGTAACTTCTGACTCTTGACGACTGCGTGCGTGGTTGATGTCGAGCAAATCGATAGTGATAAACGGGTACTTCTTCTCTGTTTCTCCATCTGGGAAACGGAAGAATACCTGTACGGGGCGGTCAGCAGACCGGTCATCAGCGACAGAGAGAAACGACAAACGATTCTTCAACGCAGCGTCTTCTGCAAGGGTAAAGCCGGGATTAGGCACTAGGCACCGCCCCACTCAACAACTCGCTCAACTGAGGAGACAGTTGCTCTTCCTGACGCTTAACTGTTTTACGCATTACTGGGTTGGGGCGCACTCCGAACTCCAGACCAAAGGCATACGCATCCACGTCATCGTCACCGGTGTGACTGTAGATGATTACACCCTTCTCAACGGTAACGTCAGCGTAATCTGCCACTTGACGCCAAGCCGGATCTGACACCATCGCATCTCGGAAGTCCTCTTCAGCGAGTTCCTCAAAGGTCTCCAAAACGGAGTCAACTTCTCCCACAAAGTTAGAAACAAAGTCATCAATGCTGGGGAGAATGCCTAGTTCTCCGCTTAGCAACGTAGGTACAGAACTAAGGGAAGAGTTAATTTTGGAAGCCGCCATGGCTACCTCCCAGTTCTGTGCGTTGTAAGGCGATTAACACGACAGAGCACTCTGCCGATACCTACATAGTACACCTAACTGGGGAACGATGTAGGCCAAGGAAGGTCGTATAGGCGGGGATTTTGAGGACCGGGATCAAACAGGAACTCTTGGTCCAAGAACACCTCGTAGCCCTCAACTGAAAGGATCACGTCGCCCGCAGGGTTGTCTCGACCTAGACGACCCCTAACGCTGTACTCACGTACTTTGTAGTAGCGGTTGTCGTAGTTAAACACGTCGTTGAGGTGCGAATTGTATTCTCTAGCATTTAACATGCCAGCGGCCTCTACATCCTTGTACAAAATGGTGGCTTTCAGTGTCTGTACAGGTTGACGACCTTCATCAATGGCGCGGTACTCATCCTCCATCTCTTCCAAGTAAATAGTTGGAAGAACGATGGGGCGCAGATACTGACGACCACCGGAACCGGGTACGCCTTCATCGTAGACATCGTCGTACTGGCTTAGACCGCCTTGTAATGGGCTGAACTGATACCAGAGAATGGATTCTCCTGCCTCCCTGTTGCGCCGACGGACAGTCTTGTTAATCAGACTGAGTTCACGTCGGGGGTCCATCAGTAGTACCCCGTGCTAAGGAAACCGGGAGGAGGTTCGCCGTCGAGGTAGATTTCTTGACGCAAATCATCCGCCTCTTCCTCGATATCAATGATCCCGTCGTCAATCTCTGGCCAGATACGTTCAATAGGACCATAGTCTCCGACTTCGCGGGCCTTGTACAGAGGGACGAGTCGGTTAGTCGTTTTACTGACACGCCGTAGGTTAACGACTTCCAAGCGCTCCAAACCGATATTGAGAGCGTTAGCACGCTTACGGTATTCCTCAGACCAATAATCAAGCAGGCTCGACACCATGCGATAACGCTGAGAAGCCATAATGTGTACTGACTCTGAGGTAATTACATCGATGTCACGACTGTACTCTGACAGAAGTCCCCACAGAGACTGGACCAATGTGTGAATACCTACAACGTCAGCAACTGCGGGGGCCATGTTTGACAACGGAACCTTGAGGTTATGCGTGTTGAGGTTGATAGCCATATCAGCATAGAAGTCGAGATCTTCGGGCAGCAGCCACTCGTAAAAGTAACCCTCAACCATCATTGTGTCCGTCGTAGACAGGGTAGGGGTCAAACGAACTAATCCGTTTCTGGCGTCTAGTTCGTACTGATCGGGTGTCAGTACGGAAGCAGACGAACCACCTGCCGGAACATACGCAACCCATAGAGAAGTCGACTCGACATTAGGTTTGCCTAGATCGTAAGACTTTCCAAGGACATTAAACGACTGCTGAAAGGGGCGCTTGAAGTCACGCAAGTAATTACGTGCAATATTTACAATTTCCGCCTTAGTAGCCATCAGTCCTCCCTAATGAAGTACAGGGTGACTGTCAAAGGTCCTTCGTCAGATGTGTTGGCCGAATCGATATCGAATGTCAGTAGAGCATCGTTAGCAATAGCACTGTCGCTAATAACTGCTGGCGTTGCGGCAGTCAGCGAGGAAGACTCGTTCTGGTCGATAGTGATCTCAGTGCTTAGAACACTGGTGCCGTTCTCGTTAACGTCTACTGTAACAGCGCCGTTGGTATTGGTACCATTACGGTTTGCCTTGACAGCAGTCAGCGTAGCAGCCCAAGGTACTCGATAGTATGCCGCACCAGTCTGGCTAGCGGGAAGCGCCCCAGAGCCAGCGAGTTCGATAGTAACGACTTCTTCTCGCGCTTCTGAGAGAAGGTCCGAACCATCGGAGGCTGTGGCATTGATGGTTCCCGTAGCACGGATCAACCAGCGAACATAGGTGGAATTCGGCACAATGCTAAACGCAGAGCCTGTACCGGTATTACCGCTGTTTGCGTTAGAAGCGCTCGTTGTCGGATTAGTGTTACCCGTATTAGCAGCGCTGCTGGTACCGGCAGAGGCGTTGTGGTTATGGCTACCAGCGTTAGCAGCGGTGCCATTAGACGCCACAGTGTGACTATGGTTACCAGCGGAACCGGAGTTGCCATCGACATTGAACGAATGCGAGTGACTACCGCCGGTATCAGCGTCATAACCACCATCAGAATGAGTATGGTTGCCCGGATTGGTCAGTCCAAAGCCATTAGCGGTAACCACCATGCCTAATGGGACGTTACTTGAACTGTTGTAGTAAGGAATGACGTAGTAACCAGCATCCTGACTAACTAGGGAGGTATGGCGAATTATTTCGTACGCAGAGTTATTGAATAGGGCGTTCCAATACCCGAGATTGACGTGGTTGTGACTTCCTGCCCCACCTGAGTCACCGCTAACACCGTGGTTGTGGCCTGAGTGGTTACTGGTATTACCTGCATAGTTGCCGTCCCCATGACTGTGGCCGTTATGCGTTGTAGTCGTGCCGTTAACACTCACATTGTGAGCGTGCCCACCACCGGACACGACGTTCACACTGTGGTTATGCGCCATAGTGTGACTGTGAGAAACAGCGTGAGTGTGCCCAGCGAGCGAGTGCGTGTGGGCAGGCAACTGCGTGTTGGTGAGCGTAACGCTGTCATTACCGGTGTTGGCACCAGCGCTGTTAGCGGTCGTAGTACCTTTCAGGTGCTTACTATTGAGGTTGGGGAGACCGAAGGTACTACTGCCGTCGCCTGCGCCGTAATCAGTCCCAAATACACTGAACAACTCGTCGTAAGTCGACCTTGATACGGTCTGACCGTTGGCTTCCAAGAAACCATCGGGGACGGACCCTTTACCCAGCCAAGCAATTACTGTTCCAACAGGGACTTGGGGGCCAGTATTTTGTCCCAACTCGATCCATGAACCGAGGCTATTCTTGACGTAGACACCAGAAGCGGTCGTGCCCTCAGCAACATTGTCTTTGTAGTAGATGCTACCGGTATCACCGTAACCACTAGCAGGGGCGGTGCTACCACGGTCGATAATCGCAGAGGTCTGGAAAACACGTCGGTCTGTAATACGTGACTCGGTGATAGCAGACGAACCCTGACGGTAGACAGCCGCAAGAACTACATCCGTAGAGAAATCAATGTTGATGCTGCCATCGAACGTCGTAGTAAGGACATTAGAAGAGTCGGGGAAATACGGGTTAGCAGTCTCATCGTTGCCCTGTACAGCAACGAAAGATGCAATACCCCCTGACACGCGAGCAACAATGAGGTCAAACCGGTTATCGGAGGGGGCAGTAGGCAGCGAGAATGATGTCGCCGCATTCAACGAGTAGGGCTTACCGTCAAGGACGATGACACCGGCAGAGATCTGAACTGCGAGACCGGGGGTGCTTAAAGGAGTTACCTCACATCCCGAGAACACGCCAGAACGACCAGCGTTACCCAGAATCTCAAAGTCTAGAGAGTCCGGTTCCGACTGGTCAAGGTTCTCGTACTTCTCACCTACCGCTGTTTTGAGAGCGTTGGGGATGATAAAGGCCATCCGGCCCTCCTATCAGAGCGTGTCGTAAATATTACCGGCCTTCCTAAGGTACTCATAGAGGTCCAAAGGAAGGTCATAACGATGTCCGTCGACAAAATCCCAGCGGCCAGTGCCGTAGAACATTGTCCACGTGCCCTTAATCTTGGCGTTCTTTGTGGTGGGGGCGACGATAGTTGGCTCTGGAGCGGGGGCGGGGGCCTCCACAACTTCCTCAACCTCGTCCTCGATGAGAACTTCTGCAATCTTGGTGGTCTTCTTCGTAGCCATATTGGTTCTCCTTTGTCAGGGCTAGTAGAGAGTGTAGCAGGTGGATAAGGGTTAGGGGGCGGACTCTGCTTCAATAGCGGTCAGTTAGCCTCCAATGCAGCGATGCGTGCTTCAAGCAAGTCGTTCTTGGCAGATAATTCTTTTGCAGCATTGACAAGGGTTGAAACAATGTACGATTCGCTAAGAGAGTAAGAACGACACCACCCATTTTCATTTGGGGTGTCTTCATCGGCATAATAAGTAACTGCCTCAGGTATCACTTCCATTACTTCTTGGGCAATAAAACCTAAAATATCTGTAGCGTGATCTTCAATATCACCATCAGAGTTAACACGATCAAACTTCCGTGGTTGTAACTGATTTATAGCAGTTAAGCCGTAGGGATTGTCTACAATGTTTGTCTTGTGGCGGCTATCCGAGGAGTAGTATGTTCCTCCGTCAATTCTCAGGTTGACTGAAAAGTCAGAGCCTGATGTTCCGGGGTATGAGCCATAGTAAGTATTCGCTCCGTGGATACGGAACTCCGTTGTAGCGGGGTTGTTAAACACCGTAATGCTTGGGTAGTTTCCCCATCCCCTGTCTATGGCGACAGCGGCATTAGCAAACGAAACACCTGACGCTCCCGAACCGTAAGCCTCAGATATCTTTATCGTTTCTACAAAACTGCTACCGTTCCAGATGTCAAACAACATGATACTGCTACCCGTCGCAGTACTAACCAAACGAGTCTCTATACGACCGTTCGGTCCAGCAGTGTCAGTACTGGCATCGCACTCAAAGGTCACAGCGGAACTAGTGTTTACCGCTGTTACACCATTACGAATCCATAAGTTTGCACCTAAACCGCCAGACACATCATGTATTAACTGAACTTCATCATTGCTAATAACTAGTTGGGGCGTTTGATCGTTGTTTCCACCACGAATCCAAACCGAACCTCCCGTACCGCCAGATAAATACGTGTTAGTACCATCAGTCAGCAGAGCGTACTCAGAGCCAGTCATGTTTGCAGTACCAATCATGCCAAAACTTGAACTACCAGTCCATGAACGCATGACCATACCACCATCTGGGCCACCGCTTGTTATATCACCTCTAGCCCAAATGTCGCCAGAACCGAGACCTATATAAGCCTGCGCTGAACTTGATCCACCCCCGACAAAAGCGACAGAATTCGCTGGAACATCTCCGACGGCTGAGTCGATCTGGCGATGATATATACCCCAGTTGCTTGTAGTGGCCGCTGAATCAAGGTAAATCCAAGCATCACGGTCGCCCGGAGGAGAATACAGATACACATTCGATGACGGGTTTGCTGTCGTATAATTGTTCAATACAAGAGCATTTTCGCCCCTGTAGCGTTCTGCTTGGATAGCACCGTCAACCACTAGGGGATATGCGGGGCTGGTTGTACCAATACCGACATTGCCAGACGAATCAACGGTCAGAACATCATTGTCAGCACCACCAGTCCGCACGCCAAACAAAGACTTGTACGAGCCACCGTTCGCTCCACGAAACGATGTCCAATACGTTCCATAGTCAGTGTTGGAGTCAAAAGCGTTACGCACTGTTCCAGTGCGTGTATCCGTTGCGGCATCTGCGACATAACCCTGAGTAAATAAATGAGTAGGGTTTGTGGTAGACCCGCTGTCGATATGAAGTGCGGAGTTAGGTGACGTTGTACCGATACCGACACGATCATTCGTGGCATCAACATGCAACGTGCTGGTATCAACTGTCAAGTCTCCGCTAACAGTCAACTCTGTAGCAGTACGGGTGCCGTCTGCTAGTAGGTACTGGGTGTGGTCGTCGTCCCCCAACCCACCAAGGTTGCCATGGTCAGAACCACTGTTGGTAACAACATTCCAGACAGTACCGTCCCATGTCCATGTCTTATCTCCTACGGTATGTGTATCACCGTTAGAGGGGGCGTCGGGGAAGTCGATAGGCATTATTCAGGCTCCATGTACAGCGGCTGAATTACGTACACATCGGGGGGCGTGGGGATAACAACATCGTCAATGTTAGCCACGTTCATCATGTCACGCAGTTCCTGACGGTACGTCGTCCATGCAGTCTTCTGCTCATCAGAGAGAGGGCTGTCGTTCCCGACTGTCCAATCAGAGCGCTTCAGCCAATCATTACGGAATCCCCTTACAAACTCAACCTTTTCTTCAACGGTCCATGCAGGTAGGTGGGAGCGTTCCTCGCTAGTACCAGCCACGACCTCCAAATCTAATGAGATCGTTTTAGTATCTACATATGGTTTGATATCTGCAAATGCCATAATCACGCCTTGATGATGTAGTTGAGAACGATGTACGGCTGCACAATAGTGTGCGCCCCGCCTGAACCGGTGTTACCCAAGGATACCGTATGGGTGTGTCCGATACTGTGCGTGTGGGCCATGTTGTGCTTGTGAGTCAGATCATGCGTGTGGTTAGCGCTGTTGTTGGCTGTGGTACCGCTATGCGAGTGGTTGTTATTGAGGTTAGCAGCGTTCGTACCGTGAGTATGCCAAGCACTGACGTTGCCTGTGTTGTGGGCGTGACCAGCGTTGGCGGCGTCAACAGCGCCGTTGTGGTCGTGGTTCCAGTTCAGGTTTGTGCCTGCTGCGTTATTAGCGGTGTTACCAATAAACGTCAACTGAGTGTTGTGGTTACCGATGCCGTCTACCCTAAAAGCGTTGGCTTCATTAGTGTAAATGTTCTCACGAGTAAGGAAACTCTTGTTGCCGTCGCCGGTTCCATGTGAGTGTGAATGAGAGTGGTTCCAGTCAAGGTTCCTTGAGTTGGTGTTGAAGTTGTGAGCGTGGTTAGCGTTGTTGGTGTTCACGCCGTGGTAGTGGTTGTTACTGGGGTTACCAGTGTTGTGACTATGGTTATAGTCGATGTTGTGGGCGCTCGTGTTGAACGTGTGCGTGTGGTTAGCACTCTGGTTACCGGTGTTGTTCTTGGCTGCGTTGTTAGTCGTGTTGAGACCAGCACCCGTATAGGTGTTGGTGGAGTTACCTGAGTTAGAAGTGCTTTGAGCGTTCGTAGCAGCGTTGTGGTTATGGCTGGGAATCTCTGACTCGGTCAAAGTATGCGTCTTAGTACCACCGGTCTGTGCGAGTGTGGCAAAGTCTGTGTCCCCTGTGTCTAGCCCTACGGGGACCTTTCCTTTGAGGTTGGGGACGTTGAAGGTCGTACTGCCGTCACCGGAACCGTACGTGGTTCCAACCACTGCAAAGAGTTCTGAGTATGTGGTACGGCTTACTGCTGCTCCGTCACACAGGAGCCAGCCAGTGGGGGCCGCTGCCCCGCCATATAGGCTGATAGAGCCAGATGGCTGGTATGAAATGGGATAGTACGTCGTGCTATCGGCTGAGTATTCCCAGCGATCATCGGTCTCGTTCCAGCGAATAGCGGAGTTGTCGGCATCACCACGCTCTACTTCGACACCTGCATGGAGAGTGGGGGTCCCCGTCTGACCATCATTGAGAGTGATGATGTTGTCTTCGATACGCAACTGCTCTGCGGATAGAGTCGTGGTCGTACCATGAACAGTGAGGTCCCCGTCAACGGTAAGAGAAGGTAAGGCAGAGGGGACATCGGCCTCCACCTTCTTCCAGTAGTCACCAGACCAACGCCAACGCTTCTTGCCCTGACTATGCACTTGACCTTGGGAGGGGCTATTAGGGAAGTTAATAGGCATTAGTTAGCCTCCAACGCTTCAATACGGGCCATCGCTTCTTGTAAAGCACCGAGTGCCTTCAGCAACAGAACGGAATACTTGACCGACTTGTAAGGCTTATCGTTATCTGGGTCAGCGTCAACAACCAAACCTCCCAATCCAGCCGCTTCTAATTCTTGGGCAACTACACCCAACTGGACAAGAGCAGCATCACCATTTGCCGCAACATCATCAATGAGGCGATACTTCCTGAGTTGAACTGATTTGATGTCATCCCATTGTGAGGACGCATCAACGATGTCTTGTTTGATCGTCGCATCGGATGTGGCACCGTATGAGTTGGTGCGTGACTCAAAATCACCGTCGGTACGGACGACGAACTGGAGTGTGTCTGTCCCGCCAACATCGGAATAGCCCTTGATAAGACCTGATGTTGTTGCGGTTGTTGGGAAATCGATGTTTATGCCGCCGCCCGATCCGACTTCGACAAACAGCATGTATTCGCTTCCGGGCTGTATTGACGGGTTGCCATTGATACCGACACGGCCAGACGAGTCAATCGTCATTCTGGTAGTGCCACCAGCAATGATTCGTGCCTCGTCGCCAACAGCACCGATAGCCACATAACCTTCGCCTGTGGTCGCTGAGTCTTGAATGTCAATATATGAACCAGACACCGATGATTCAGCACGAATTGGTCGGTTATCCGAACCAGTTACATGCAGAGGGTGGGCAGGTGACGTTGTACCGATACCGACGTTGCCAGAGGTATCTATCACCATGCGATACGCAGACGAGTCGTTGTCGTAAATGTAGAGTGTGTTACTGGGAGTAGCGGCTGACCCTCTCGCACCGATCTCCCAATCAGAACCATTCGTTAGAAACTTGATTGTGGAGCGATCACTTGTCCCCGTGCTTTGTAACGAAAGGAGATTGCCTGCACCATTGATATGTAGTGGGCTGATAGGTGTCGTTGTACCGATACCGACATTGCCAGACGAATCAATCGTCATACGTGCGTTGAAATCGTTACCCCTTATT